TTAAAAAAAAAACAAAAAAACAAATACTTATAGAAAATATTAAAAAAATAAAAAAAAAAAAAAAAAAAAAAAAAAAAAAAAAAAAAAAAAAAAAAAAAAAAAAAAAACGGAACTCGCGCAAGACGCGCAGGGCGAAAAACAAGCGCAGGGCGTTAGAGATATGTGTTAACAAACAACCAACAAACGCACAACAAAACGCCAATGACAAACCACAAACCCCCTGACACAATACGTCATCAAAAGGCATAACAAAACGCATAACATCCGCGCCAACACCCGCGCCAACATTCACTCGGACTTTCCCGGCGCAGCCGGGGGCGGAAATGCCGAACGTAAACGTAAACGTAAACCGTAAACAGAAAGTAAAACCCATGCCGATCACGCAAGACAGAATGGTAAAACTAATCGACGCGGCGAACATTAGCTCGGAACTATTTGACGCGCTCAAAAATCAAATAGAAAACCAGTTAAATCCGCAAATGATGGCGGAATTTAACTCCATAATCGCCCGCGAAAATAACTCGGAAGCAAAAACCGCGTTACAAACCGCGGTAAATGTTTTCGGCACAATACATGAAATATTAAAACACTATAATATTCCGAATGAAACGAGGCGAAACATAATTGAGGAAGAAACGCATTTCAAACTATCCGCTAGGCGGAATAATAGATCGGCTATTGTAATGCGAGCTAAAAGAGAAAAAATTACAGAAATACGATTAGAAAACTCGGCACCGCAGGGGCCGGTGGAGTCGGAGCGTCTGCAAAGAGAAATTAAACCGGAAATTAAACCGGAAATTAAATCTTTCGTCCAATATGATGAAACATTTGTCGCGCCAGACGATGACGCCCGCGGCAGTCCCCAAATTGCCGAAATCGACGATCCAAGGAAAACACGAGCGGAACTAATAGCCGAAGGCTATACAGAACTGCAAGTCGTGGAAATGGCAAAAGCAAACAGGAGCGCGAGAAATTTAAATTTGCCCGAGCCATATCCGCAAATGTATAAAACCGGCGGCGCAGCCGCGGACGACGAAATCCAAGACCCCAAGGCGAAAGGCGAAAAATTAAGCGAAAAATTAAGCGAAAAATTAGACGAAAAGCCGAGCAACAGATCGGCGGCGGAATTATACAGCCCGCCCCCGCCGGATTTTTCGGACAGAATATTGTGAAACCGGCCGCAGGTGCGGAGCATGAGAGGTATGATGTGGGTGCATAGCAGGTATGCAAATAAATGTTACATTGTATGATTGTAATATTGTAAAATTTAGCTCACTACCACCTACACTATCACGTCAAGTCGAGGTAAAACGGCAATGGCTGATTTAGTAAACATAGCCCCGGCTCGTATCATAGTAGAAATGGCGCAAGACGGAACATACGTCATCGAAATCTACGCAAACGGCGGACGCAGCCGTTTTGCCGTATCACCCGGCATGGAAGCGGTCGAAATACGTGAAGCCCTGATGGAATTGCTCCGGTTGAATGTCGCCGCCGCTCGGCGCAAAGCCGAGCGTGAAACCATGGAAATAAAAGCCCGCAGTCGTCGCGTTTACGCAAACGTCCTGGCGGACCATGGACCGTATTTTGCGGGCAAATATGTAGGAAAGCCCGTAAGCCAACGCGGCAATTTAGCAGAACGGCCCGCCGCAGGCGGGGGCGGCGGAACCGGGCGTCAAACGCCCAAACCATCGCCAAAAGAAGCAATTGCCGCCATGGCGGCACTGAATGATTTGTTTTAACTCAAACCAAAGGAACCAAAAATGATGAACATATCCCCCGAAGAACGCATTGCTATTGAAAAATTGGCGGAAAAAATTACCGAAGCGAAAATTTCGGCCTTTAATATGATGGCGCTATTTTCTAAAATGCCAGAAGATGAATTGCGGCACACGGGCCATAAAACACAAGCCGATGGCATAAACTACACCCTAAAACATGCCTTGAAGGAAATTGCCAAGGCCGAAGAAAATTTCTTTCGCCTGTTTCCCGACAAGTAACCGATGGTTTAACCCAAACCCAAACCCAAACCCAAACCCAAAGGAACAAATTTCATGCGCTTCAACATGCTGATACTAATGCCCGTCGTTTGGTCCGTCATTCTCTGGTATATTGCATGGCACACGATTGTTGGCCCGGTGTATTATACGTTTCGGGCCGATATAAGCCAAGCCTTTCACATTGACTGCCGGGCATACATTGACTGCCGAACGGGCAAATAACACTTTCCGCTCTGTTTAATCTGCGCTATAGCGTAGATTAGACATATATGAAAGGGTCCCCCTTTTGTATATGCCTAACCTAGCTAAACTCCAACCCAAGGCAAAACAAATGTCAGGCCAGCCGACTAACGAATTACTACTCAAAACGCTAGGGGCATTGCCCCAAACCGGCCAGAAGGCCGACGTTGACGCAGTAAGTAAAAATCTTACTGATCAATTCAGCGCAAAACACCTATTACACACTTGGCTAAACAAGCAAGGTTTGCCCGCTCCGTCACTAAAAAACTCCACAATAAACAGCCTTGCTCTCGCCTACGTCATGCCCGCGTATTTAAAATCTTGGCGCAATAGGGTAAACCCAAACTGGGCACTACTTGGCGGCGAGGACGATGAAGACGATTATGACAACGAAAGCTTTGGCAAATCCACCGCCGCAGGCGGGGACGATAATGCCGAGCGCCTTGCGCAAGCGCAAACGGCAAACTTAACCGCTGACCCGAAAGCCATGCAAGCCATGGCAAACCAAGTCGCAGACGCGCTATTGGCCAAGCTGGACGCCAAGGTCACAACGGTCGCTGACCGCGTGACGAAAGAATTTCTACGCACGGCGAAAATCGAGCTTGATCCGAACGCAAAAGCTCAAATCGCCGCAATCGCCCGCGAAAGCGCCGAGGCTTGGGCCAAGGCAAATCGCAAGCCCCAGCGGATCGAAATCATCAACGTCGAAACCGGCGAAACCAAAAACCTCGGCCTGCAACACGAGAGCTTCCCCACATTGCTCCGTGCCGCGCAGGCAAAAGATCATCGGGGCTTTAGGCTAAACATCTGGCTCACTGGGCCAACGGGTTCGGGCAAAACCACGGCGGGCGAAAACGTCGCAAAAGCCTTAGGTTTAAAGTTTGGCTCCGACGGCTCGTTAGACGCTGATTACAAAGTCCTTGGTTTCCGTGACGCAAACGGCAATATCATATCAACGCAGTTTCTTGACATATTTGCCAATGGCGGTATATATCTCGCGGACGAAATTGACAACTGGTTACCGTCCGCTTTGCTCGCACTCAATGCCGCGCTAGCAAACGGCTTCGTATCATCGCCCGGCGGCCTAATCCGCCGACATCCTGATTGTCTCGTCATTGCCTGCGCCAATACCTGGGGCCACGGAGCGACGAACGAATACGTCGGCCGCACAAAACAAGACGCCGCGACATTGGATCGCTTCCAGCCTAAAATCCACTGGCCCGTGGACGAAAGGCTTGAACGCGCTTTGGCCGAAGCTCAAGCTGGCGATCTCGGTCTCGCTTGGGTCAAGATTGTCCAAGTCGCTCGGCGTACTGTAGCCCGCCAGGGTCTAAAAATCATCATTTCGCCCCGCGCTACATTCTCTGGCCTCGGCTTGCTCCGTGCCGGTTTCGACAAAATTGACACAATGCATATGACTTTTCTTGCTAGCCTATCACCAGAACAAGCAAATCCAATCCTCGCGGAAACTGACCATATTGATCTGCCATCTGCCGCGCCAGAAGAACTGGAACCCACAGTGGGCCAAATACCCTACTATCCGCGGGAAGATAAAAACGACATGGACCACGCGGCTTTCAGTGATGAATTGTTTGAAATCTCGGAGACGGTTCAATGATAAAACATTATCCATCCATAGCTTCTCTGGCTTATGACTGGAAAGCGAACGGAAAACCTAAAACCCATACGAACACTTCGTGGTATAACGACGAAACCGCCGATAAAACTTTTCGCTACGCGGTGGAAGGCGACACGTCACCCGTTCCTGTTGCCGAAAACTTGTTGTCGCAAATCGACACTGCGATTGAAACTCCACGCTTGGCTTGGGAGCGGTCGCCCGCAGGGGCATTTTGCATCGTTCCCGACGTGCTCGCAGGTTTGCCTACACCCATGCGCCGCCAAGTGCATGTGGCCGACGAACGCGCGCCTATCACAATTCTTGTTTGTTCCACGTCATCTGCGGGCGTGGACTCTGCCACGCTCCAAAAGCGCGGAACAACCATATTGGCCTTGACAATGGCTTTAGCCCGCATCAGACCAATATCACTCAAAATCCTATCAATACTAAATGGTTATCATGACAGAACCGGCGAAACCATCATACTAGCTGACATCAACACAACGCCGCTCGACCTATCCACGGCCTGTTACGTCTTGACATCATGCGGCTTTGACCGTCGCATGATGCATGATTTGTCAGTTTATCATAACGGTTTCACCGGAGGTTGGCCCAAAGCTTTTAATTATCACAACCCAAAAACTTACCTTGACTCGCTGCCATCCCGCCTAGGCTTCGATCCAACCAACACTCTTATCATCGAGCCAAGCAAACTGTCCGATTACATGCTAAAATATCCCATCGAATGGGTTAACCAGCAAATCACCAAGTTCACCACAAACCAGGAGGAAAACCTTTATGCCTAAATCATATCCCCGCATCTACTACATGCTCAAATTACACGGACACTCACCTATGAAAGCCACAGAAATAATATACGATGCTAAAAGAAAAGATATTCGCGCCTTACACTGGATTAAAACGTGTTTCAAATATCGGCACGAAAGCCATAACTAAGCTCGCGAGTCGTAAAACCTAAACTGTTATCGAAGGAACAAACAAAATGATGCACGGAATATATTACCGATTTTACCGTCGGTTTCGCCGCTGGCGGAACAAAACCATACACTCCGGCTACGACGAACAAGTTTTATTCGTCGCCTTGCTGTTCATGGCAGAAGTCCTTGTGCTTTGCGCCACGGTTTTAACTGTCATCATTCTTTTGTTCGGAGAACTCTGATGCCCCCTAAAACCCTAGAAACCAAAACTCGCGGCGAGTCCACGTTCACGGCGGTCTATACTCAAGAGGAAATAGAAAAGCTCATACTCGACGACTTCAAATCCACATATCAGGCAACAGTCGCCGGTTTTGATCTTGATTTATATTTCGATCCTGATGGCACAATTACAATTTCTGGTCATAAGGAAATCAAATAATGAACACGCCCCTTCGTGCCTATAGCTATCCTGGGCTGACAAAGTCCGATTTCCTCATCGAGCTGGGGATGCACGCCGAGCAGGACCGCATCGTGCAGGGCAAGTATTGGCACCGCGGCAAGGGTTGTGCCGTGGGCTGCTCACTGCACTCGGTGAGCCAGCGGCTCGGGCTGAAAAAAATGGATTACAGCAAGTATCGCCTGTTCGAGACTTATCTCGGCATTCCGGTTGTGCTGGCGCGGCTGGAGGACCAGATTTTCGAGGGAATGGCGAAGGAAGATGCGAAGAAATGGCCGCTGCGCTTTGCCGAAGCGGTGCCAGATGGCGCTGATCTCATTAACGTATGGAACAAATTCGCACCTTGGATGCTGCGTGAGATTGCGTTGCCAGCCGCAGGCAAAAACGAAAGAGCCCGCAAGGCGATCATAGATGTCGCGGAAGGCTATGAGACTAATTGGGTCACCCTCACCCCGTCAGTCGCGCGCAAGAACGCTTACACCGCCGACGCCGAAGCCGCCTACGCCTACGCCTCTGCCGACGCCTCTGCCTATAAGCTCACAATGCGCCAGATTACCTATCTTCGCATGGCAAACAAGTTAGTTGAATTTATTTCCGCTGTTCCTACGAATACTACGTCAGGGAGTGTGCCATGACTTGCGGCGTTTTTTCTACCCCGAATGCCGTCCCGTCCGTTCGGGTGATCACACAAGACACATCAATGGCAGATGAATATGGAACCATCCGCGTCGAGGAATGGCCTGAAGGGCTGGTGCTGTGGGTAGACGGCCAAATCCGCTGGCGGTCATGGCAAGACTTATCACTTAGGCGTAGGGATACGGATCAATGACCTATATTTTAGTCGAAAAGGTAGAAAAACCATGACAAAGAGAAACCAAAGTTTTTGGACCGAGCACGAAGATAAAATACTAATTCGTCTATGGCGACAAGCTATGCCGACATCAATCATCGGCCAACGTCTAATTCGTAATAAAAACATGGTAATTGGCCGGGCTCATCGCCTCAAACTAGGCAAACATCCGTCACTACAACGCGAGGAAACCTACTATGAACAGTATAAAAGCTTTTAGGCTTGTAGAAATGTTTGAGTGGAATAGCGAAGACGGCAAAACACGTATAAAATTCGCCGTTACCGACATGCTAAACGCTATCGAGGCTGGCCGCTTGCCCTATAAGAATATAACAGTTCCCATAGATGCCCCATGGGTCTTAAAACGGCTCCCAGAGCGTGATTTAGTCATGTCTTACGTCAATCAGATAAAAGCTCCTCGGATTGACGAACCATGTTTGTCGGTCCATATGCCCGAAGATTGTGCTATTTTAATCGACGGCAGTCACAGATACATGGCACAGATACTTCAACGTAAAAATTCCGTGACTCATAGGCTTATTGCCCTCGATTACTGGAAACCATATGCACAAATTGACGGAGTATGGCCACCATGCTAATTACTATGTTTACCGACTCGTCTTTCAATCGCAAATTAAACCGAGCAACTTGGGCCGCGTGGTTTAAATGTGACGGAAAAACCTTACGTTACTCGGGCATCGTCAAACAGTCGGTTAGTCAATCCGGCGATGGCGAACTCGCGGCGATAGCAAACGGCCTAAAAGCCATTAAGTTGAAACTTGCTCCACCCGCAGGTAGCAGAATTATAGCGCAAACCGACAGCGTAGAAGCAATCCACGCCATACGTTCGGGCAACCACATTCGTCTATACTCCAATCAAGCGACAAAATACATATTAGAAATAGTAAAAACCGAAGCTTGGCGTCTCGACCTACGCCACGTCAAAGGCCACAAGGGAACACAAACGCCCAGAAACGCGGTCAATTCCTGGTGCGATGTAGAATGTCGCCGTCTCATGGGCCAACTGATTGAAAGCTCCGTAAAAACCCAAGGCGAACTTGAACTTGAAACAAAAACGAAAGGAACAACACTATGACAGAACAGTGCCGCCGGGAGTTAGCTTACCGGGAAAGAGATGCGGCGTGACCGAACCTGAAACCACCGCCGTCCCGCCAATTAGAGGAAGCTGCGAGGATGGATATCTTTTGCAGTTCGTTTTGACGGATGAAGTGGAATACCGCGCTTGGATGGCGTGGTTCCGCGATCAGAGAATAAAAGGATTGGAAGATGCGCCCACGTTTTCCACGATAGCTGCAATGACCGATTAATAGCAAATCATAATCTCGGCCCTGTTACAATTTGTTACACTAAACTAAGTAGACATATACCTGCTCTCATGCTACCATAACCCCGCTACGCAACAAAGGAACAACCCAATGCTTCACTTCGCAAACCCTGGTGCTCTTGACATCCGCTCGGCTATCACGTTCGGTGTCAATGTAAAAACCGGCGCAAACTCAATCGGCCAGTTTGGCACCGGACTAAAATACGCCATTGCGGGCATTTTGCGCTTAGGCGGCCGTATTTACGTCGAAACTGAAGACGAAAAGGGTTTTGCAAACCGTTATGATTTCATAGCTGTGCCTGAAACCATTCGCGGCAAAACCTTTCACCTAATCCACATGGAAATATCAGAATACCCCAAAGAAGAAAGCCAAAGTGTTACACTTGGTTTTACCACGGAACTCGGCGCTCATTGGCAACCTTGGATGCTATATCGCGAACTTCGATCTAATGCGATGGACGAAAACGGTTTTGTGGATTATATAAAATTCGCAAACGGCGAAGTCAAACGCCAATATAAACCCCCGTTTACGTCTATCATTGTTGATTGTGCCGAGTTGGAAGAAGTCCATGAACAGTTTGACAAATATTTCATCACGGGTGAACCTATTTGGGCGTCGAAAGAATTAGAAATTTATCCGCCGCGCGAAGATGGGGCAATATTCTATCGCGGTATTCGCGTTGCCACGGTAGTAAACCGCAAACTAGCTTATACGTATAATATCAAGCATGAATGTCGTTTGACCGAAGACCGCACACTTGATCTTTATTCTTGCCAGTGGTCTATAATTAACTCCGTTGCAAAAACAGACAACAGAGAAATTGCAGAAAAGGTTCTTTTGACCTATTACACTACTTGGGAATACTCGTGGTCGTTTGACTACGTAGAAACTATGTCCGAAATCTTCCGCGAAACCATCAAGCTAAACCGGCTACACAAAAACATAAATGAAAGCGCAAGAAAACGCGCTCGGTCACTTTATAAAAAAGACTACATCCCAGTTCCGCTTCCTATGACTGACGCACAATATACTCGCGTAAATTCTATCAAAACCCTGCTAACTTCTTTCGGCTTTCCTTGGCCCTATGAAGCAATCCGTCTAGCGGTTATGGACCCAGAAAGCCCATATGAAGCTATTTTGATCGAAAACACGCTTTACGTCGGCGACAAATTGTTCAACAACCCTGCACTAATATTGCACGTATTGCAACTTTGTTATTTTGAGGGCAATTTGCATTATGACCCTTTCAGAGCTGAAAAGGATTTTGTCCGCCTGATGGTTTTGCTAGCTAAGTATGATACCGGAAAGCTGTCTGCTATTATTCTTTCTCTTGGCCTACCTAGTCTAACGGAAAACAAAGCAAAAGAAGAACCAAAAGACTAGAACATAGCGTAATGGATTGCGGTAGGTATATGCGCAAGGGTCCCCCTTTCCTGTATCTCTGTCGCAATCCCCCACCATTTAGGCATATATCATTCTGTGATTACCTTAGATGGTTCCTTGCGCCTATCGTGTTCCACTCCTACAATAGGCCAATAGCACTATGCGTTCCTATCCTCCAAGGCTTATACCTATGCCCGAAACCAAACAGACAAAAACCTTTCCCGCAAAACAGAAATACCATCAACCTGTAGCCCAGCGCTTTTCATGCGCGCACGATTGGCGGATAAAAGACGCGCAAACATACAACGACAAAAACATTCGGGGCCGCACTTGGTATCGGACTTTATTTTGCTGTGCTATGTGCGACTACCACGACATAGATAAAATTTATGTCGATAATATTATAACGGTGAGGTTCTGATGGAACTCTACGATCCCAACCGGCCGCGCTTAACATCAAACGGAACGCCCAAAATTCTCCTTGAGGGCTCGGCGGTGCCTGTCGTTTTGGTTTATCCCGAAGACAGAAACACTGCTAGGCTTTCGGTTTTTCTTCGCGTCCTTGAACCCGGTGCCGATCGTATGTATCGCCAACATAAGACTTATTTGCCATTCGATCTTCTCGGTAAATTCTTCAAAGCTTACCAAGAAAACCCCGAAGAAGTGCTTCGCACGTATTTCGACTGGCAAGATCGGGTTCCATCCCAACGGCAAACATCGCAGGAAAAACCAAAGCCGGACAAAATGGTTGTTACCGAACTTTCGGCCTTAAACGATCTGTTTTAACCCAAACCAAGGAACGCAACTTATGCCGTATTCAACTTTGCCGCTTGTCGGCAGTTTCTTTCGCCCACCCGCTCAACTCGTATGCGACAGCTTGCCCATCGGTGCAAAATTGTTTCTTTGCGCAGAGCCTGACAACCAATTCGACGCTAACGCCGTGGCAGTCTGGATCGTGTCGGAAGACATTCCAGCTTCGGCTCATCACAAGCTTGAAGTCGAACTACCGAACTTCGGTCTCACATTGGACCAGTTTCTAGCGCAAGAACAATGGCATCTCGGCTATGTGCCAAAAAACTTCGCCGCGCAGCTTCGCGCTCAAAACGTCGTTCCACTCGACTCCATACTTGATGTGGAATTTGGGCTCGCCTCAAACGGCAAACCCCAAATTAAATTTCATCACGAGGTTCTATAATCTTATGCATAAATCTTGGCCTCAAGATACTATCCGGGAATTTATCGCCTTGGGCTCGGCCACAGGTCAAGCTAAAGCCGATCTGGAAACAGCGGAAGATGCTCGGTTATTTCGCTACGCTGTATATTCTTTTAGAAAAAATAAAAATGTGGGCCAAGACTTGTCATTGTCATTAGAAGGAAACTCCGTGATTTTACGCAAATCCGTCGTTCCTGTTGTTTCTATCGTGTCGGAGGGTCAACCCTGATGGCTACCGTTTTTATCAATAATCTTGCCGTAGTGCTTCCGAGGCGTTTCGCCGCCGGCGACACCATAGGCGAAATACCGGCAAGGATTTTGCATAACATATGGCTAAAGCGCCTTTCGGCCAAGTTGCGCTGGCTCAAAGACCGCGGCGAAATTGACGCGCAAAGTATGCAGGCAAAGGCCGAAGAACTTGCAGCGCAAGAACTAACGCCATATAATATCGCGGAAGACGCAGACGATGACGATCCCATTTTGGTAGAGGCGATTGAAATAGCTCGGACTTTGATTATCTCTCGAATGGCCGCAGAGGGCATCTCGCCGCCGAAAGGTATCGACACGCACGCAAGAGCGTTGGTTGACTCTATGCCCGCCATAGTAGAAAAGGCCCGCATTCGCGTTGAAGCTCGCCATCGTGCAGCGGCATTGCCAATATGAAACATAAACGAAGGAAAAACTCACCATGACGCGTAAAGAAAAACCAAAAACTTCCATTACAGATGTTCGCCTTATGATTGCTGAAAACAACTTCGAGCAATGTATGGAACTCGCGGAGAAATTCTCCGATCTTGGGCGCACAAAAGACGCCAAAAATATCCGTGCCGCGGGCATGGTGTGGCTTGACGAATACAATTTGCTGAAAGGCTAAATATATGCCAAGTGCCCAAGAAATGCAGTGTTATGCCGTGCTACAAGCCGCGCTAGAGTCGGACATAGGCATCGCTGTCCGCACCAACAACCCGACCAAAGCGCGCCAAGCCATTTATAATTTCCGCAAAGAACTCGGTGACACGATATACGAAGACATTCAAATCCGAGTGTCGCCTGATAATACAGAAAACGAACTTTGGCTTATTCGCCGCCGAAAAGCATCGGCAACGTCCGTAACACTGACATCTATGGATATGATATAATGCCCAAGATAACGGAAGAAGAACTTGTGCCCATTCAGGTTCGGCTTTTCAAGGCCGATCACAACAAACTTACGGCATTATATAGCCGCGATGTCGGCGTCAACGCAGCAATACGGACAATTATCCGAAGCTATTTGCGCCAAGTAGACGCCAAAGCCGCCGCCGAAATCGACAAGCTAGAAGCGCAAAGCTAAAGGAACAAACCGATGTCGGATGATGAAAAATCCATCCTTGAGCCCGAAATCAGCCCCTTGACGGAAGCCGAGGCTGGCAGCATAAACACGCTGATAGGGGAACGGATTAACAAACTGTTCAACACTCGGCCGCAAGATATTACGGACGAAGACCTAACTGCTATGATCGAATACTATCGCAAGGAACGGGGTCGGTTTATCATCGAGAGCCAAAACAAAGCTCCAAGGGCTAAGCCAGGAACCGCGGCCGCGAAAAAACCCGCGCCAACTTCTGTTGCCGACGCCATGCAAAGCATGAACGCCATAGGCGATCTTTTCTAAGTTTTCTGAAGGACCAACCCGATGTCCAATAATCCGCGCGATGTTAATACAGAAGGCAAAACCGAGCCATACGTTCGCTTGAGTTTTTCCCGTGTTAACGCAAAACTTCAGCTTGCTTGGGACAGCACAAGCCTAGGCTCGCTCAAACGCTGCCCACGCTACTATCAATATTCCATTATCGAGGGCTACAGTGGTCGAGGCGAAAGTCCCCACCTACGGTTCGGCACAGAATACAACAACGCGCTAGTTATGTTCCACAAGGCCGAAGCCGAAGGCAAAGACTATGAAACCGCCGTGATAGAAGCTTTGCGCTATGCGCTCACGGAAACCTGGGACGAAAAGCTGGGCAGACCTTGGACAAGTGACGAACCAACAAAGACCCGCGAAACCCTAGTACGCTCGGTCATATGGTATCTCGACAAGTTCAAAGACGATAGTATGAAGACGGTTATATTCGCCAACGGTAAACCGGCGGTCGAACTGTCGTTCCGAATTAACCTCGGCATAACCTCGGGCCTGACGGGCGAAGAATACTTGCTTTGCGGCTATTTGGACCGTGCTGGTGAGTTTAACGACCAAGGGTGGATAACCGATTACAAGACCACAAAATCAGCCCTAGACGAAAAATACTTCGCACAATATTCGCCGAACAACCAAGTTTCCCAATACGCTTTTGCTGGCCAAATTATCAACCCGGAACCTATCGCCGGCATCGTGATTGACGCTGCGCAAGTCGGCGTAACATACACACGTTTCCAGCGAGCACAAATACCCCGCAACACCGCACAGCTTGAGGAATGGTCGAACGACAGTCTTATGTTTATTAGGCAAAATGAAACCTATATTGAACAAAACTACTGGCCGCAAAACGACACGGCATGTTCGTTGTATCTTGGCTGCGTATTCCGCGGCGTGTGTTCGCTTTCCCCATCGCTCCGTCAGGCGCATCTTGACGCTATGTTTACGAAACGCACTTGGGATCCACTAGCTATCCGTGAAATTGCCGGTTAAACTCCAAGCAGGAACAAACCACCTATGGCTTCAATAATGGACGACTTAATATCACCCGCCAAAATTCTCTTGATCGGCAAATCAGGGGCAGGAAAAACTGGAGCCTTGGCATCACTCGTAGCCGCCGGTTACAACATCCGTATGCTGGACACGGACAAAGGCATCCGTCCACTTCACAGCTTACTTACCGACGTGCGATATCCGTATGCTCAACTTATTGCGTCCCAAGGTATCGACTTGCGCCATGCCGTCCGCTACGAACCTGTTGACATTGCCATGAAGCTTCGCACTATAACAACACGTCAGCCAAACGGCAATAGCACCAGCGAAACCCTACTAGCCCCGATTGACTCAAAAGCTTGGTCCAAAGTTTTAACCATGCTTGACAACTGGAAAGAAGGCGATGTAAATCTCGGCGCTATTCAAACCTGGGGGCCAAAAGACATTCTTGTCATTGATAGTTTTTCCACCTTGTCAAAATGCGCCTATTATTTTTCACAAGCTATGAACGGCCGCCTAGGCGCTCGTGACCAAGGTTATGATTATCAGCGTGATATCGGCGAAGCCCAAAGCCAGCTTACTCGCTTGCTTGAGCTGCTATATTCCTCCATCGTCACTTGCAACGTAATTGTAATATCGCACATTACATGGGTGGATGAAAGCTCGGGAGTTGCTTCGCGGCCTAAAACTGGCGCCGATGGGCAACAAACCTTTTCTAACCCCGATGGCCATCCTTCAGCCATAGGGCGGGCGCTATCTCCACAAATGCCAAAATACTTCAACGACACATTCGTTGTCCGTAGTGAAGGTTCTGGCACAGCCGTTCGACGCACTATATCCACCGTTCCGCAAGAAGGCGTGATGGCGAAAGCCTCGGTTTTTCTCGAACGTGAATATCCCGTCACCCACGGTCTTGCTACTATATTTTCACAAATCACCGGCCAAGCCCTGCCACCGGGCTTTGCCGAAGCTTTCACTACCGTTAAACGCGCAGCGGCTCCAGCCGCGCCCGGTAGTAAACCGATAGATCAGCGCACGCCGACCGCTGCTTCTTAACTAGCCTACAATAGTCGGACTTACACTCACCTAGGCAAAAACCCACCATGTCATCATCAACCTTTCGCCAACTTCTCTCACAAGCAACAGATGCCGTTGAACGCCCCCGGCCCATTGCCGCTGGGCACTATATCGGAGAAATCAAGAACCACGAGTTCGGAACCTCGCGGCAAAAACAAACGCCTTTCTTGCGTTTGCTCTTGACCCCTTTGGAAGAAACCGATGACGTGCCGGAAGGTGCCAACAAGGACATCAACCTGCCGCGGCGGGAACTTCGGCGTGACTTCTACATCACGCCCGGTTCGCTCTATCGGTTGTCTGACATGCTGGACTCGGTGCTCGGCAAAACCACTGGTCGTTCATTCGACGAACGTATTCCCGAGCTTCGTGGTTCTCGCGTTATGTTTTCGGTAACGCAGCGTGAGAGCGAAGACGGAAGCGAAACGTATAACGATATCGGCACCATCGTTGGTGTCGGCATCGAGTAACATTTTGTTTCCGTAAACTAAGGCGGGAAGTGTAACAGCTTCCCGTCGTTTACGTATAAGAGATATATAAAAGCCTCACCCTTGCCCATATCTCTAACTACAGGAACCCTAACCCGTGTCCATCGCCACAGCAGCTAGCCATGATAAACTAGACCCGAAAACCATCGTTGTCCGCCGCGAAACTCGTCAGCGCCAGCTTAATGTAACGGACTTTGAAGACCTAAAAGCTTCAATAGAGGCGATTGGTATTATCAATCCGTTAATTGTGCGCTATTATGACGGTGTGCCGTTGTTGATCGCTGGCGAACGTCGGTTACAAGCCGCTTTGGCTATTGGCTTGGAAAAGGTTCCTGTTCGGTTCTTCACGGCGCTAGGCGATGCACAAGCCGAGATTATCGAGCTTGAAGAAAACGCAAAACGCAAAGACCTTCATTGGCGCGATCATGTTCGCTCGGTTGGCCGTCTCCACGGCATCCTAAAGAGTCAAACAAAAGGCTGGAAGATCGAAGATACGTGCAACTATTTGTCAATCCACCAGACACATTTGCACAAAATTCTTCGTGTTTACGACAGCTTGGACTCGCCTCGTATAGCCCATGTTGAAAGTATCGAGCAAGCGTATAATACTTTGCAAAAGTTTGCAGAGCGCAAAGCCGAAAGCATCGTGTCTGATATTATCGCCAATGGTCAAGTGGTATTTTCGGGCACCGACATCAGCGTCGTCATGGGCGAAAAAGACTCGGACCTTGGCGAGTTTACTATAGCAAAAGCCGTAAGCGTAGTGGAAGACAAAAATCTTCACTATAATACCGTGACCGAAACTTATTCTTACGATTTGGATGAAATTTCACTCGGCGCTGATGATATTGCCCAAAACGCGTCAAATTCTCCTGAACATATGGAAGCCGATAGAGCGGCTGGCGTAGTGCCAGAACAGCCTAAAACAGCCCCCACGCAGGCCAAAACAGCCCCACAGGGGCCAATTATCTGCGCAAACTTCCTTGAATGGGCATCGACCTACGAAGGTCAAAAATTTTCGCTGATCCATTGCGATTTCCCTTACGGCAATTACAAAGGCGACGACAGCAAAAGCTCGCAAAGCGGAACCGAAACAGAAAACTTTTACGACAACCATGAGGAAATCTATTGGAATTTACTAGACGCTTTAACAACCAATCTTGATCGCCTGATGTCGTATTCGGCCCATTTGGTATTCTGGTTCAATATGAACTTTTATACTGAAACCGTGAAACGTCTTCGCCTTGCGGGACTTTTTGTCCACGATCATCCGTTTGTTTGGCACAAAACGCCCGGCGGCGGCGGTGGACTCGGTGTGGTTCCTGGCACCGCCACAACATATCCCCGTAGAACCTATGATACTGCTTTACTTGCCGTTCGCGGCAATCGCCCTCTGGCCAAGCCAGGCATGAACTCATACGCCGCGCCAACTGTCGGTAAAAAAATCCACCCATCCCAAAAACCCGAACCGATGCTTCGGCACTTTTTATCTATGGTCGTAGACGAAACAACAAACGTGCTAGACCCTACTTGTGGCTCGGCCGCTGCACTTCGCGCAGCCGAAGACCTGGGGGCAAAAAGCATACTCGGAATTGAAATGGACCCAAACTATGTTACCGCTGCGCAAGCCAGAACCCTCCAAGCTCGTGTTATGCGCCAAGCAGGAACAATGTTACGCGAGGATTAACAGTGGCTTTTACGGAACTAAACCATCCAATTCCCGTCCTAACCCCAAAAGGCAAAGCTATTTGCCATTGGGTGATAGACTACGGCTTTGAGAACGATCTCGTATGGGTCTGTGTAATTCGTGATGGTCAACACACCGGCGAAATTTGGTCCTATAATAATGCCGACATTCGTGTTGAACATAACGTAACAGCCTTACGTTTTCCGAAGGAACAAAAAGATGAAGCTTGAAGAAGCGAAGTGGAAACTGGTATCCGAAGGTTGTATTAGCCTTGTCGGCACTCAAATTTGTATTGTCCACGCCTCTGGTGTTTATCCTTTTCGTGTTCATCGCAATTCATTATGTTATTCTGCTTGTGAAAAACTTTCGGAAGCTAAACGAACAGCAATGTTAGTTGTGCATAAGCTTATGGAAATGGGAATTGATCCATGATTACCGAAAATCATAACTTATCAGAAGAACAAATGCTTTTGTTTAAACAAAAAGCTTTGCACTTATTGGAAGACATGCACGGCGAAGGTCATAGCGTTTATGAAGTTGCCCGATTTATAGAAACACTTACTATAGAATATTTTAAAGGTTGTCCTTCGGAATTTAGGCTCTCTTTAGTTTCTCTGTATTGTTTTGCTTTGCAAAACGGAGTATCCGATCTTGAGTAAAATAATACTTTTAGGCGAAGCTTGGGGTGCTCGCGAGGCTTTGTTCGAGCACGCCTTTGTCGGCTACAGCGGCGTGGAACTCGCTAAGATGCTACATGAAGCCGGGCTTGTTCCGCCCGTCGGCCATCCACGCCCATCGGAATACGAAATGATTGCATTTTGGAAAAAAATAAAAGAGGAAAACGGCATAGAGCTTATGAACGTTTTCAACGCAAGGCCGCGGGACAACAATATTGAGCTTTTCTTCACGAACGCAAAGGAAGGTAATACTAAGCTTCCGCCGTTGAAAAAGGGTAAATTTCTTTTACCCGAAATGGCCCATCATCTCGAAAACCTTTGGTATAATATAAAACAAGCCGGGCCGAATATAATTGTAGCTTTCGGCAACACAGCTTGCTGGGCAGTGCTAGGAGAAACCAAAATATCCGCTTTGCGCGGAACGATCAAACGCTCCGACCGGCTTGGTTGCAAGGTTTTGCCAACCTATCATCCGGCTGCAATTTTACGTCAGTGGAACCTTCGGCCAATCGTGTTGTCTGATCTCGAAAAAGTCCAGCGCGAAGCTAAAACATCGGAAGTAAACAGGATCGAACGTTGGCTGACCGTGGAACCCACGTTAGCCGAAATAGAAAAATGGCTTGACCGTCCTGCGGATTTTTACGCGGTCGATATCGAAAATCCGAAGGTTAAAATTGGCGCACAAAACCATTACCTTCGGGGCCAAATTGCTATGATCGGCTTCGCCCGGTCGCACGACGACGCTATGGTTATTCCGTTCTTTGACGAAACCAAGCCCGGCGGAAATTACTGGCCTACGGCCACCGAGGAAGTCAAAGCATGGCGTTTAGCTGAACGTGCGCTAGAAAAACCCGTACCAAAAATCTTCCAAAACGGTGTGTATGATTTGACCCACTTGCTTCGGATTGGCTTTCGCCCGCAGATGTGCCAAGACGATACTATGCTTTTGCACCACGCGTTATATCCCGAAATGCTCAAAGGACTCGGTTTCTTAGGCTCGGTATATTCCGATGAAATTGCTTGGAAAACTATGTCAGGCAAAGGCAACAATCTCAAACGTGATGAATAACGGAAAGGAACAAACTATGTCTCGTGAAGAACCAGAACTTTGGATACCGATGTCATTGCCAGTGGACATTGCTATATTGGGCAAATTGGGCGAAGAACTAGGTGAACTAATAGCCATCAAAGATCGCTGTCTTATTCAGGGGCTTTACGGGCTTAATCCAGAAACTTCAGAACTCAACATGCTGGCGCTTCTTGAAGAAGTTGCCGACGTGTACTCTGTTCTTGATACGGTAGTAAATCATTTTAACCTAAATCAAAAAGCTATAGAACTTCGGGCAGATAAAAAGTTTGTGCATAGAAAAAAGTGGATCGAAATGCTCGAAGCCCATTGCGAGAAAAAAGAAGAAAAAACAGATATAAAAATTGAACTAAAAATAGTAACTAAAACACAAGACCTAGAGGAAAAGACAATAGATAGCGAGGAAGGACAATAGCCATGAAATCTGATCTTGTCGATATTGCGGGTGAAATCACGGCGCAAACCCCGCACGCCTACAGATTTTTTGACGGAAAAACCGCAGTTTGGTTGCCCAAGTCTCAATGCGAATGGGACTCGGACAATAAAACCATGGCAATGCCTAAATGGCTCGCAAAGGAAAAGGGATTAATTTGATGACCACAAACAATCCTCCGATCCCAATAGAACCGTCCACAGAACTTGCTGAATTTTTGCTGAAAAATTGTGATGCCGCCATAAGTTTCGGCTTTCAAAACTTGCAAGTCCCTACATCTAGGGATTTATTGGAAAAGACGGTAGAAAACATCAAGAATTTTAAAAACGTAAAACGGCTGATTGAAAAGGAACTAAACTAATGCGCCATAATATTTCCCTTATTTGGCTAAAAGCTCGGATCTATACTTCTCATTTTTTCTATCTAGTCCTTTGCCTATTCGGCCTAAAACAAATCATTGCCCCATACTTCCGTGAGTATTGGGTCAATATTTTAGTTGAACGGGAAAAATACCATAAGGAACTGAAAGGATCAAACTGATGCTAGTCGGTTCTCATCTGTTAGACACAAGCTCCGGTTCCGAGCAAGTTTATAACGCGCTCGACTGCTGCTTGACACATGAAATTTTTAACAAACTCCGTGAGCAGGCTCCAGACGCGCAGCCAGCCTATAACTTTGAACTAGCCCTTCAAGCCCCCGTGCTTGAAATGATGCTGCGAGGTTTTCGTGTCGATCCCGGTCCGCGAGAACTTGCCATTCAAGAAACCCGCCGACAACTCGACCGCCAAACTTACATCATCAACCAGCTTGCTCAAGCTGTTTGGGACCGCGATTTAAACCCAAACTCGGGCCAACAACTCAAGGAACTATTCTACGGCCGCCTAGCGGTGCCCGAAATCAAAGCTTGGATCAAAGGTGAACTAAAGTTTCCGATGGATCGCTCAATCATCGAACAGGTTGAGGACTATTTCCAAGCTCGGCCCATTGCTGCCTGCGTCCTAGAATACCGCAATCTTGAAAAGCAACTTCAAGTGCTCGAAACCGAAGTTGATCGCGATTGGCGGATGAGAACGTCGTATAACATCGGCGGAACTAAATCCGCCCGCTTCTCGTCTTCCAAATCTCCCACCGGCACCGGCGGAAACCTGCAAAACATCAGCGAAGAACTGCGCCATATTCTCATTCCCGATCCCGGCCACGTTCTCTGCGGCATTGATGCGTCGCAAAGCGACAGTCGGATGGTCGGTTATATGTGCGGCTTGTTGTTTGATGATTGGGGCTATCTTGACGCTTGCGAAAGCGGCGATCTCCATACCGCTGTAGCCAAAATGACTTGGCCCGATTTAAAATGGACAGGCGATTTAAAGAAGGACAAAGCTATAGCAGAAGTCCCGTTTTATCGCCACTTCACTTATCGGGATTGTTGTAAAAAACTCGGCCATGGTTGCCTTACAGAAGATCACGAAGTATTGACACCGTTAGGTTGGGTTCCTATCGCAACAAAGCCTAGCGTAATAATGCAATTTGATCCGATACAAAAGATTTCTACATTTACTCTAGTAAACACTTGGGTAGATAAAATGTGGTCGGGACCTTTTTGCGAATGGGATAATTTATCTTTGTCCATTAAGATGACTGGACCGCATCGTGTCTATTACACGACGACAACAGATGAAAAACTGGCTGTTACTAGCGCGCTACACGTTCCTTCTAGCGCCCGAATACCTCTCGGCGAAGGCTATAGTAACAATACAAGTTCCGATTGGACTCCCTCACTTGCTAGGCTACTCGCCGCCTACCAATGTGACGGTGACTTTAGTGGAGTAGGGCGTCAAGCGCGTTTCCATATGAAAAAGGCTCGCAAATTTGACCGACTTGAAGAACTGGCTTTAGACGCCGGACTACTTTATAGTCAAGGTGAAGACAAAACAAAAGCCGCAGTTACTATTGATAATATCCGAGATTGGCCTAAGAAAGCTGGGTCTTATTTGCTAAACTGGCCTACCGCTTCACTAGAAGCGTATCTTGACGAATTTCAGTATTGGGACGGAACTTTATTTGAGTCAGGTTCTACACGAAGCCTTACTTTGTCTTCGGTAGACAAAGAACATTTGGACTGGATACGGACTTGCAACCGTCTTGTAGGAAAAGGGGGTAATATAAGCAAACCTTATATATCAGGTTTCGGTTCTACTATATTTCGGTTACAAATAAACAATCGTCTATTTACTAATGTAGAGCAGAAGCAAAGAACTATCAGCGAAGAAACTAACAGAGTATTTTGCCCTTCGGTGCCTACACAGGCATTTTATGTGCGGCGGAATGGAAAAATTTCCGTGACAGGAAATACTAATTTCCTAGGCAAAGCCCCGACGCTTTCGCGCCTTATTCACATTCCGCTTAATCTTGTGGAACCTTTTCAGGAAAAATACTTCGACGGCTTTCCCGCCATTCCTATGTGGCATTCATGGACAGCGGCAGAATTACAAACCAAACGCCGACTTGTATCTATCCACGGCCGCCATCGTGACTTTTTTGACCGCACAAATGCCGATGAAACCCTCCGCAAAGCCCTCGCGTTTCTTGCTGCCGCAGCCACCGCCGATAATCTTAACCTCGGTATGTGGCGCATTTGGCGTCATATGCCCCATGTTCATTTGCTTGCCCAAGTTCATGATGCTGTATATTTTCAATTTCCCGAAACTCTCAATCCCCAAGACGTAGTTGCTGAAGCTTGCCATCATCTCACCGTCACACTAACCGCGCCAAACGGGCGCAAATTTGCCGTCCCCACAGAAGCCAAACTCGGCTACAACTGGGGCAATAAAAGCGAAAAGAACCCACGCGGTCTGTCCAAAGACCTTAAAGCGTTCAAGGCCAAAGTGTGAGGATCGGTCAACAATATGTCGGACTGGATTGATAGTTACGTGGAAGCTACAAAGGCCGTGCCAAGTCCAGAACCTTTTCGCCTGTGGAGCGCTATTACGGCTATCAGTGGCGTGCTGGAACGCAAAGTGCATACCATGGGGAGCGCTGGTCCGATATATCCAAATCTATTTACAGTTTTAGTGGGTCCACCTGCCGCGGGTAAAACCAACGCAATCCGACCTATACGCGATTTGTGGTCCCGTGTCAAGGGTCTAAATATTTCTCCCGATAACGTAACAAAAGCCGCGTTGATCGACGCACTATCGCGCTCGCTTCGCACTATAATTAACGGCGCGGACTCGGCCTATACGTTTTCAGCCATGGCAGTGCCATGTTCGGAATTTGGAGTTTTCTTCACTCACCATGATACAGAATTTCTTTCCGTTCTCAATCACATATACGACTCGCCGGCAAGTTACAAAGAAGAACGTCGCACGGCGGGTATTATTGAAATTAACAAACCATATCTTGTCATGCTTGCGGCCACGCAACCGGATTTTCTTAACTCTTTTCTTCCCGAAGAAGCTTGGGGCATGGGTTTTACCTCTAGGCTCATTATGATTTATGCCGACGTGGCGACATCGGCCGACTTATTCGCCGCCGTAGAAGTCAAATCGGCCGCGCTTGAGTCCAAGCTCGTCGATATGTTTCAAATCAAAGGCGAGTTTAAATGGACTCGGACTGCTATTGATGAAATCAATGCGTGGAACCGTGCCGGTTGCCCTCCACGCCCGGACCACAGCAAATTGCTCCACTATAACGGTCGCCGCGCACTCCACGCAATCAAGCTTGCTATGATTAGTTCGGTGTCACGGTCGCCAGGTATCAACATAGTTGAGGTTGAAGATTTTGAACGGGCAAAAGACTGGATGCTTGAAGCCGAAAAAACCATGCCAGATATTTTCCGCGCAATGGGTGCAAAAAGTGACGTGCAAGTTATATCCGACTTGCACTTTCACGTTTATCGCATCTGGTCCAGCGTTGCTATTGACAAGCGCAAACCCGTTCATCAACAAGTATTTTATGAATTTCTCCATACTCGCGTTACGTCTGATCGTATTCCGAAACTTATCGAAGCGGCTGAACGCACAGGATACTTTAAAAGAGGACCATATCCCGATGAGTGGATACCAAATCCGTTAGGAAACTTTGGTAAAAGCTAGAAGGCATATCTGCAAGTGTCACCCTTTCCCATATCTCTACCCTAACACGAAAGAAAAACCAAATGCGTAATTCTTACGGACCTAAAACCGCTGCCGCTGACTCACTTCATGCTATGAAATATCGCGGGATCGGTGAAGACTTTCGAGAAGCCATGAACCGGGTAGCTTACGGTTTAAAAGACGACGGAAAACATTATCACGAACTAAGGCAAATTTTGTTATTACAGCGCTTTTGCCCTGGTGGCCGCATACAAGGTGCCATAGGTTCGTCTCATGCCACCACGGCGTATAACTGCCTAGGAGGCGAAACTTTAACATTAACTCGTGACTATGGTTTAGTCCCTCTTGAGTCTATTGTAGACCAAACTGTGCGAGTTCTTGATGGTTTAGGTCAATGGACTTGGGCTAGTATTCGTTCGTTTGGTGAACAACTTCTGCACGAAATCTCTTTTACAAACGGCAGAAAAAGATTGTCCATTCGCGCCACTATGGAGCACGCTTGGGTTAAAGATAACAAACGTATAACTACCCGAGAATTAAAACGTAATGATAGAATTGATTTTCGCGCTGTGTGTATTGAACCCGAAAATGCTCAAGATTACGCCAAGGGTGTTGTCCACGGTTTTATCTATGGTGATGGAACACAAACTCGGGATAGGTTTGGGTTTCACGTTCGGCTTTGCAAACCTAAAGAAAAAGCTATGGTTAGTTTTCTGGCTAATTATCCAAATAGTAATCCACCTTCGTATGAAGGGGACACAGTATACTATTTTTATGACGAAAATGCTTGGACTAATTTTAAAACACTTCCAAATTTGGATTATTCAGATAGTTATATTCAAGGTTTTTTACGCGGTTGGTTTTGCGCTGACGGATCCGTATCAAGTAAACCCGAAGTCATTCTTACTATTAATGATAGCGAAAGAAAATGGCTAGAGCAATTCGGGTCTATTGCTAATTTTCATGTTACGAGTTATTCTTATCTTAGCTCGGAAACAAATTACGGTATAAGAAACAAAGTTATTGCTAACGTGCGTTTAGATCGGCGATTTTTATCAAAAGAGGATTTTTTAAGACAAGAACATAAAGCCCGATTTGTGCCAGACTTGAATGACAAATGGCGAGTAGCTTATATTTCTCCGCAGCCTGTAGCTGCTGAAATTGTTTACTGTGCAGTAGTTAACACCACAAATAGTTTTACTTTGTCGTCTGGCCTCCACTCGGGAAATTGTTATGTTTCGGGCACAATCGAAGACTCGTTTGTAGAAGGCTCGGGTTCTATCATGTCCCGCGCGCACGAAGCCGCAGCAACTATGCGAATGGGCGGCGGTATCGGCTATGATTTTTCTACGCTTCGGCCGCGGGGCGATTTGATACGCAAACTCCACACCCAGTCCACCGGCCCTGTGTCTTTTATGAACATCTTCAATTCCGTTTGTCTCGCCACGTCATCCTCGGGCCATCGTCGTGGCGCGCAAATGGGCATACTTCGCATCGATCATCCTGACATTGAGGAATTTATCCGGGCCAAACAAAACACCACGGCCCTAACAGGGTTTAACCTGTCCATCGGCATCACTGATGCTTTTATGGAAGCTCGCGCTGCTGGCAAGCCTTTTGACCTTACGTTCGGCGGCCAAGTTTACAAAACGGTCGATGCGCAGGAGTTTTGGGAAAAAATTATGCGGGCTACGTGGGATTGGGCCGAGCCCGGCGTGGTGTTCATCGACACGATAAACAAGATGAACAACTTGTGGTATGCGGAAAATATTGCTGCCACTAATCCGTGCGGGGAACAGCCCCTTCCACCGTTTGGCGCTTGCCTTCTTGGCTCGTTTAACTTGGTAAAATACCTACAACTATGCCCAATATCGCAACAAAACGGAGACGTATATTACTATTTTGACTACGACCAACTGATCGAGGATATTCCCGTAGTCGTTCGCGGAATGGACAACGTGATTGACCGAACTCTTTATCCACTTCCGCAACAAAAACTTGAAGCTCTATCGAAGCGCCGCATGGGTCTCGGCGTCATGGGACTAGCCAACGCGGGCGAAGCCTGTGGGTTACTTTACGGCTCTGCCGAGTTCCTTGAGTTTGAACGCAAAGTTATGCAAACTATCAAGGAACGGACCTATTGGGCCAGCACAGAACTGGCAAAAGAAAAGGGAAGCTTCGCCCTCTACGATAGTGAACGCTACGCCAAGGGCAAGTTTATCAAATCTCTTTCACCAGAATTGCAGGACAAAATCCGTCGCCACGGCATCCGCAACAGTCATCTTACATCGGTCGCACCTACAGGCACAATTTCTCTTTGTGCCGACAATGTATCCGGCGGCATCGAGCCCGTTTTTGCCTACGAACTTCAACGCCAAATTAACACTCCCACAGGGCCGGAACTTGCAACGGTCCAAGACTACGGGGTTGCTTTTCTCAACATCCGAGGCAAGCTCTCATCTAGCGTTACCGCCGCAGAACACGTTGCTGTTCTCGGCGTTGCTCAAGCGCAAGTCGATAGCGCCGTTTCAAAGACAATCAACATGGACGGAACTATGCCATGGAATGACTTCAAACGTATTTATGAAACCGCTTGGGAACTCGGCTGCAAAGGTTGCACTACGTTCAACTCGGATGGTAAACGTATGGCTTTGCTTGTTGCCAAAGACACTGAGCAAACTCCAGAAACGGAAATAACTTGCGCCATCGTTGACCCAACAACAGGCCAAAGGGACTGCGGTTAACGGCGCGTTACTCGCACAAAATAGGCCCAAGGCATTGTTTCGCCTTGGGCCTTCCTTGTTAGCCTACGGTTTGGTTAGACGTTTCCACTCGGCACCGCCGCCTGCAAAGCCGCATTCGCTGCATCAAGCGCTGCATCAATACTGGCCTGTTGTTCGGCCGTCGGTGCCGTATTGCTGGTCACTAGCGCAATTTCGGTTTGCGCCGCCGCAATAAGTTCGGGGCCAACAACAACGCCGATACCAACAAGTTGCAACACGATTGAGGTAACATTCAACATATTGGTTTTCCTTAATTTGTCGGCTTCGGTGTGGGAATGAGTGCCAAAAGTTCCGTGACAGCTTGCACTGCCGCAGTATTTAGCGCGTCACTCGGATTGGCTTCATACGCCTTATAGGCCGTATAAGCCTGTGCCGCCGCGTTTTTGATCTTCGCGCTGATGATCGCCTGAGAACATAAAGTCCCCGAAGGCGATACCGCAGCGCTGCCCGGACACAGGGGTAACGTAACATACTGCATAGCCAGTGTGTCTGCCGCCGCTAGTGCCGTCCCACTTGCCGCCACTGTCGTTGCCTGCTGTGTAGCCGAGCAAGCAACTAAGCACAGAGACAAAAAACAGATAACGGTCAAACTCCATAGATACTTACGCATGTTTTATCCTTTCGAGAAAATGGCTCCGATGCCCATAATCACAGTCAAACCGAAGTTGATCCAACCGGCCCGCGTTGTAGGCAAACCACTTGCCATAGCGTTGGCGATCACGGCCAAAAGCGCTGCGCCGCCAGTCCACGTTGACGCAGGCGAACCAAACACGTTGCTGGTTCCCAGCGTGGGTTTTTCGGCAGACGTAGACGAAACTGTATTATTTGTCCCAGACATAATTTTTACCTTTCGTTTGCATTTGCCGGATACCGTCCGGCGCGGAACTCACGACATGGTTGGCGTTCTAAAACACCGGATTTCCCCTTGGAATACCCATAGGATCGGCCAACCAATCGGATTATCTTCATGGACAACTAATTCATCGGGAACTTTGCGCCAACCCTCGGGGCCTTTTAAATCGTGCCACTTTTCGCGCGTCACATAGGCTTCCCAATGACCGTTTTTTATTCTGGCCCACACGGGTCTTCCGTCACTTACGTCGCAACAAATACTCTTACCATCCGGCGTCTTTTGCCTCAATATCCAATTCTCATAACCGCGCATGATATCAGCGTCTTCGGAGCCCGGCTCCGGTGCATTGGCCGAACACATAGCTAAAATAAAAGCAAGCCCAATTAACCGCTTCATACCGCCGCCAGTGCGGCATCCCGCGCAGCCTCCAAGCGCCGAAGCCAACCATTACCAAACTCGGCCCAAGTTGAAAGTCCCGACAAATACCGATAGTGGTTTCCGTGAAGTGCCAATATGAGGCTTTTCGGATCAACGGTAGCTATGACCTTTAAATCATTCGGGCCTATAAAATTGTTTACCGCCGTTCCAGTCTGACCGATGCATTGTTCCACAATGGCTTGATACATACCTGTCATCATCTTGCCATTGGCCACCATGATATCGAGCCCTGAAGGCAAAACGCTCCCGCTTGCGCCCCAAGCAGCCGCTTTGAGCACAGTTTGAAGCTGGGCATTGGTTGCGTCTCTTAACTGACCTGAAACAAGCCCTCGGGCCACGTATGTAGCCCATGTGGCTTCTATCACGCCCCCTTTTGTGCCGCCGCCGGGATCGCCGGGCGTCACACTATAGCCCGTCAGGGGACTATCGAAATCGCCATTATTTGGCCAAACTAGGGCTATAAACTTCGGAAAATTTACATCCACTGTTCTACTCCTTGTCTAAGCGTCTGACTAACCGATCAAACAAAAGATCCAGTTGTTTTTTCATCTCGTCTTTTGTAGCCATCATACTAGCAATTTTTTGGCGATCAAGACTAGCATCTTTCCTATCTTCATCTAACGCTCTTTGAAGCTCTTTTACGGCTTGCCAAAGTTCGCTATCGCCTTTTATTGTATCGCTCCCGGCTTCTCTGGCATTTTCATCTTGTTGAGCTTTCAGTTTGTCTAACTCCCTGTATATGCCTCGCATAACAAAGATAAAAACACCACCGAGCAACCCAAGTCCAGTTGTGATAGCCCATTGAACGGTATCTACAAATCCATCGGGTTTAGGCTCCATTTTCTATTTTACCTTAGACGAGTTCGTGGCAATCTTCCTACTTTATTTGTCGGAACATTTGTGGGTTTTCGCCTAGCAATGCCTGGCGGTATTGACGTAGGCGGCGGAATTGGTGGTTGCGGTGTAGAACCGGTTAGTAGATACCTATAGGCTTGGCAGGTTGATAGTTCTTCGGGGTTAGAATTAAATACGTTAAAACTTTGTGCTTTGATATAAAAGTTTTGTCCAACGTAGGCGCTTTGCACCGGGACTTCGAGATAGTTTGCGCTGGAAGACACAAGCATAAACTGACTGCCCGCGCCAAAAAACCTCGGCGTAGTGCCATACAATCCGCGATATAGGCCCGTGAGAGCGTAAACTCCGTTGCCCACAAGTGTCGCGGTTGTGTAAGATATGAGTTCAAATCCGCTAACGTCTGTAATCACACAAAGCGAACCAACAAAAGCTGCCGCAACGGTTGTTGTAACAGACGAAAGATTACCATCACTTTCGGTCAAATTAACATACAGCGTATCGGCATTATCAGGGTTTATTCCACCATAGCTTGCCAAAGCTTGCGACAGTGCGCCGACTGTTGACGGATTTTGCAACGTGCCAAGCAACTCATACGTTACGTTGTCCAAACTTACCCAAACGTAACATCCACCCCAATTTGGATCAAGTATGTCATCGTATCCCGCTGAGCAACCAAATATCCACTGAGGCGAACTGAAACCTTGAGCCTGATACATTGCCGTTGGTGTGGCAAAAACCACAGGCGGATAGATTGGGCTCGGCGGACTATTAGTCACGCCTTGGTTCGGTGGAGTGGTTGGCGACATCGGTATAATACTAGGCGACTGCGAACCGATGGGATATTCTTCGGCCTGACAAGTGACATTTTCATCTTCGTCATCTTCAACTGACGTTATTCTTACCAGAACTGTATTTGCCGTGTTTGCCGGATCGGGTATTTCTACAATATCCATCGGATCAAGCCAAGCCCACAGCGGCCCAAGTTTCCATGTAAAAGTTCGACGAATTGCCACATTACGCCGAAGTTGCATCTGTGCGCTGACATTCGCGTAAGTTTGCAAACTAAATTCGTCACCGTCACCGATATTATCCACCCTCGGTCCGTAGAGTTCAATTAGCGCTTCGTCTTTTACCTCCACCGGGTTTGAATTGAAAAAGTTTGTCCGATCCTTAAACTCAAGTCTTACGGTATTATAAACCTCCCACGGGTCTTTGCGCGAATATGTTATCGGATCATCTTCTTTATTTTGACTTTGTAATATCTGACTCATCGGTATAGCAACAATAGGCTTTGTATAAGGCGTAAAATACTTTAGAGGCATTCCGCTGCTAGTGTCATAGCCTGGATTACCGTCGGCGTAAGCGTCCCAATATGGAATAAACCGAAGCAAGGAACCCGTCCAAACTATTGCCGTATTTAAGTTTTTGCACCATTTATCCAACATGCTGTTTGCGCTAGACGCATTGTTTACGCAAACACTCCATGCAAGTCCGACTGCCTGGCAAAACGTCGATAAGGCCGGATCGCCCACACCGGCAATATATCCTGTGGCTGACGTGAATAGCGAAATTTCATCAATATACTGAGGCGGAAAATTCGCACCATAGTTTGCGTTGGTTAAAAAGTCATATATAACTTCGGCCGGATCGGCATCAGCATCACCCAGTTCTATGTTACCGATAAACGACAATGGATTACCATTTTGATCATATTGGCCCGAGGTAATTGTAAGAACCGAATTGTTTAACGGACTTGAGCCTTGGAAAAACCCCTGAATTACAAGGTCGATTTGCGGCACTGTGCCTGAGCTATCAAGTTGCGCGTTCGGAAAAGCATAATATGCCGTGTATTTATACGGCCTTGCATCATTTGGCCATGTTTCTTCTACGTAACTCCACGGCGCTTGATTGCTTGTTCCGTTAAAATAAGATTGCCCGTCGTTTGTCGGATATGTCGCAGGCGTCCAGACTTCTTGATCTTGGTATATCACCACCGGCGGGCCGACTGGACCCTCACATATACCCAGCACAATAGTGGCATAATATTCAATCTGTCCGCCGCCGCCTTTGCCGCCGGAAAGTATCCCTTTTCCGCTTTGTTTTTGTTGTTTTGAATAAAACCCGTTATAGTAGATCAAATTTATACTGATCCGAGGCGAACCGTAAACAATCGGAATAGGCAAAACCTGAACAGACGTGTTTACTTGCAATCCCGTAAATTCGGGAATTACTTTCGGTGCGCCTCCAAACAATCCCGCCATGGTTTACTGTTCCTCGGGCCAATAAGAGAAAAATCTCTTAGGCAAATTCCACAAAGCCCGTTTACCGCTAAACTGTTTCGGCAAATCGCAAGTTAAAACCCTATCACCGCCAACTGCGTGTATAATCTCGGGCCAAACGGTTATTATGCCCCCATGGGAGTAAACCCGTCCGAGTTTAAACAAAACGATATCGCCGGGCAACGGTGCTCTACTTTCCGGCCCCGGCACTTCGTGAGCAAAAAACAACATATGTTCTAGGTATTTTTCGGCATTTTGGTGCAAGTGCCACTGGGCGGGATACGGCCTAGGATCAAAACTTTTATCCACCAAACCGACGTTTTGATAAATCCCCACAAGCAACATAGCGCAATCAGTTCCGCCTCGCCGACCTTTTACCAACCCATTACTTATATACGGCGTTCCAATCCACGATTTTGCTTCGATCACAAGTTTTTGCCTATATTCGTTTTGCAAAATCATTAGACCGATACCATAATCGGCGGCACCTTGTCAAAGCCACGAAAGTTTGCTTGATTGCCGAACTTGTTCTGACAAGTCGCATATGTTTTAGCGCACCCTGGGTAGAACGTCACGGTGTCGCCAATGCTAGGCATATCGTTCAAAGCGTATGCGAGATAGATATAATTCGCATCGTTTGTATCAATCAAGGTTAAAAAATTTGTATTAACGCCAGATGTAAACAAAAGCCTGCCTTGAGCTAGATTTGGATTTCCGTCGCCGCCAAACTCCACTAACGCCGGTGTTACTGCTATCTGTGTCGGACTCAATACATTTGTTATAGTTCCATTGATTGCGTACGCAGCTTGCGACAACGTGCATTGGGAACTATACAGGGTCCACCCGCAACCTGGCTGCCAATAGTTTCTCGGCATATTTACATTAAGCCTACTTAACGCGCTTTGCACCTTTACTTCCACATGGCTCATGCCGCCCTTTTCAATCTGGCCGATGTAACCGGTAAACAACGGAAAAAACGCAATAGGCGTAGCCTGCACGTCTTGCGCAACATTTCCCGTCACCATAGGCCAAATAATGCGATAGCGCACTACCACCGCGCCGTCCATCAAACCTTGCTCTGCGCCTTCGAGAAAAGCTGAGCCCCACAATGTGTCCGTAGGACTGGCCCAAATCTTTAGGTTTTGGCTGTCAACACTCGTGCCAATCGCAACTTTGCGCGCCAAACCCTCAAACCTGAGAGAATTGCTTTTCCATGTCTGCCCTGCGTAGTTGATATCAACGTCCAAATCGGTAAAATAATCTTGCGCACCATTTACCGATGTAAACTGATACAAGTGCCCCAAGATGCCGCGGTTTGTTGCAAGCAACCAATTTACAAACTGATAGGATACTTTAAGATTTTGTTGTCCGGTTATTTGCGTCATCGGTTGTTCCTTTAAGGTTTTACACTTTCAAACCGTAATTCTTTCACCTGCCACCAGTTTTGTAGCATTTGAGCAAATTCTAGCGAGTCGTCCAAAAACCTACAACGGAAATAAAAAGTAAAATCCGCTGTCACGAGCGTATTATTTGGCACCGAGACAAATACAAGTTTCGTATTCGTGGCGTCCAACGTATATTGCGTCGGGCTGACAACAGTTCCATTAAAATAAACATTTTGGATAGACTGTATGCCGCCCACGGGAATACGCAATGGCGGCGTAAATGGTCCATTGCCCCATTCATACGTCATTTGATATGTCGGTGCTGTAACACCGCTCGCGGTTTGTGCAACAAATTGCCCAAGACGTGAATTATCATCAGGATCGCTGTAGTAAAACTCGCCGTAAGAGCCGAGACACCGTAAGAACAAACCAGAAAGCTGAGTGAACTCGGTAAACCCCGCTTGCTCTGGGTCTATAATTATATTTTGCGTTTGATCGCGCAAATAACTATCTTGGTTAAACGTGAGTGTAAAGGCCCACCTAGGATACGCAGCACATGCAAGCTGATTTTCTCGTCCTGTTGTTCCTATCGTTACCCTACTCGCCATAATGGGCTTTTTGAACGTGCTCCATCCTTGGCTCGGCAACGCTGGAAACACTGGTGTAGTTGTCGGAAACTGTATAAAGCTCATAGCGGTTTCACTTTAGAGATATGGGCAAGGCAGACCCTTTTGTATATCTCTACCATGTGCTTGCCCTAAACTTGAGTGACTTTACGGCCCAGCGATTTTTGCTAAATTCTTCATAATCCTGTTCGTCTTCCACAAATCGGCACAAGTAATAATAAGTAAACGATATGGTCAATACGGCTCCGGCGGCCGGCGGATTGTTAAACACAATTTGATTGCGCTGAACACTGTATGTTGTTGCCGAAATCGCAGTCCCGTTCACAAAAACATTGATTACATTATTAATTGCCCCGACCGGCGCTGCTGTGGCTTGAGCGCCTGAGCCCCAAGTCCGAAATGCAGTAAAGCCAAGCGTTATTCCATCGCCGGTTCCTAGCGCTTGGTTTGCCCTAGAATAGTCCCACGGACAAGTAAAGGCAAACACATTCGTCTGGCCATACATCATAAGCCAAAGCTGCACGAGGTCCATATACTGTTGATAGCCCGTGAACGGTCCATATGGTGTTTGGTTTTGTGTTTGATCTTTTAGTTGGTCAAACATAATTTCAATATCCCAAATCGGATACGTTTGTAATGGCACTCGCATTTCTCGGAGCGATTTTGTTGTGCCTATAATCGTATCCATAACTGGGCTAAACTTAATCGGATAGTTTTCGGGTAATGCCGGAAATACGGGAATAGCACCGTAAGTATTTAGCGCATTTATAGTTCCGCCCGGGTTAGTTCCCGCAGACGGTATAATTGAACACAAAACGCGTCGAGCTATACCAGCAAATCTAACATTGACCGAGCTGGTTTGGCCGCCCGATATCAAACTTGTTCTAGCTACCTTACCAAAGGCAACCTTGACTGACGTATTTGCCGAATTAGCAATCAAAACTTGTCTTGAAACTCGGTCAAATACAAGAGTAGGATAGACAAAACCGTCCAGCACCTGTATAGTATCACTTAGCGCGTATGTAAAGTTTGCACTATCAACATATAAGTCCGAACTAACCGCAGTGTCCGCTGGAATATTTTGTGGATTATAAATAGAAAAGTTGTCAAATGTAGCGTTACTATCATTTCCGAATGACGGATTTGGTGGCAATCCATACCGTTTGCGCATAACTGGCGCAGGTAACGGAAGATTTGTTTGAACGATCTGTCGGCGTTCCCAAGCCTCAATCGGCGGCAAACTAGGAAAAGTCGCACTAGCAACAAAAGGCTGCAACACAACATATGCCAAAGTTTTTGACATATTGGCGGCAATCGGCGTCAAGGCAACATAGCTTACAAGTTTTGACGTATCTTCTGTTTGGCCAGCTAAAGCAACATAGCTTACAAGTTTTGACGTATCTTCTGTTTGGCTAACTAAGGCAACATAGCTTACAAGTTTTGAGATACTTTCGGACATTAGATTTACGTCGTGCTCTCAATTCCGATATTAAACCCGGTTCCAAAATTTGTTGTTATCCACGCGCTTCCGGTGCTCGGGTTATTTGTCCAAATTCCATTGTTCGCCGCCGCGGTAAAATTACTAAATGATGTAAGTGGTGCTACACTGCCTTGAGTGTAGTCGCTTCCGCCAACGTGCAAAATCCATTCAAAATGTTGAGGCCCGGTAGCTCCAACACGAACTCGGGCTTCTTGTGCTAAAGCCAATACACTCCAAGTTCCCGAAGGAACCGTGGAGTTAGTAGTCCATTCTGATATAGTATTAGCCGTTGTTGTGGATACAAAATTACTATCATTAATTGTTGTCGGATTTACGTTACCTACGGTATTCGGTGTCCATCCTTGCGTAGCACCTGCCGCTGCTGGGGCCAAAGTCCAAAGACCCAACCCGAGCGTTGAAGTCGTGGACACTACAATTTCTGACCACCAAGTAGTTCCATATGGCGATATGCCAGAAAGAGAAATTCCCCCAAGAGTAGTCAAACCACTGGCGGCGGTTAAATCACCGGAATATGTTAACACAGAAACCCCGTTTACATACATCGTAAACGAGCCGGTAGTTGAATAAGTTATATTAAAATCAACCGAAGCTACGGCACCAGTATTTAAAACATTCGTAGCACTTGTGGCCAAATCTACAAAGGTTCCGCTCGCTGTCACGGTGCTAACTTTATATTGATTTGTTCCGTTTCCCACTCGAACAACTAAACGTGCTGTTCCCGTTGAGTCGTTAAATGCTATCAATACTCCGTTTGTATTTGCTCCGCTTGTAGACGGATATACTTGTCCATGCGCCCAAATAGTTTGCGTAGCTGTGAACGGAAATGTAAGATAACTTCCAAGCGGAACGCCTGTGTTTCCCCCGTTAACTCCCGCCGCCATGCGCGAAAAGTTTGACCTATAATAAGACCCATTAGTTGTCGTGCTCAATCCGTTAGTTGATGCATAGCTAGTATCTTCTCCGCCTACAAAAAGAAAAGACATAAGGTTTTTCCTTTAGGTCAACGTGGTTGAATACGTCAAGGTTATGGTATTTGTGGCTATTACCGGCTGCGGCGTAGCAAGCGCTCCGGCTGAATACAAGGTTCCGCCAGTATTACCTATTGTGGCACTTGCACCACTACCGCCGACTATAAACGCTCCTTCAACGGTGCCAGAACCCGTAAACGTAAACGTCAACGCCGCTGACAGGCTTTTAGTTGCGCTATATGCACTTGCGCCGCTTAACGTCGATGCATTCCAACCTACCGTTGCCCGCGTGCCTGAATACGTCGGCGCGTTTGCGCTGCCCGCTTCTAACCATCCCGCGTGACTCGCCATTGTATCGCCGCCGCTAATAGCGGAAAAACTTGTGCTTGAAATCAAACCCATGTATTCAGCCGCCGTATAGGCGCTTCCGCTCAAGGCTTGGTCAAGTAAAAATGCTTTGCCGACTTGCGTCAACAGATTATCAAATTCTTCTTCCCAAAGCACATTACCGTATTTATCTTGACATACGGCATTATACACCCCGACCGCTATCAGCTTGTCTGCCATTGTTTTCTTCCTAGCTCGCTACGCTGATGCCGTTGTAGCTGTTATTAACCCCGGTGACGGTCCAAGAGACAGACGTATTCGGATCAGTGTCGAAGTAACTCACATAATCGGCATAGTTTAGCGTTGGCGCTATACTTGCCGTATTGCCTACACTTGTTGTTGAACCTGAAAGTGTAATTAAATCAAGCTTATGCACGCCTGCAATAGTCAATTTTGCCGTGCCTTTAACCCCTACGGCAAAGACTTCCTGTATGTTTGTCGGCAAATTGGCAAAGGTATATAAATCACTCACCCCGGCTGAATTTGCTGACACGGACGAATTATCGCCCACGGGAGGATTAACCGCCACGCTTTCCCAATTCGTGCTTGCGCCTGTGCAAGTAACATAAAGGAAAACTGAAGCTTGGCCATACGTCATGCTCGGCGCAGCGCTCGGCGCACCAGAACTATACGTGTTTCCCGCTATTGCGCCCTTCGTTGTCGTTACCGTGCTGCCGCCAAGGTAACTTATTCCGTCATAAGTTTGAAAATCACAGCTCGAGTCTCCAATCACACCGGCCCAATATTGTGTATTTGCCGTCAAAACTGTCGGCGTGGACAACGGAAGGGTTAAAAGCTGATTGTTAACAAATCCCGTAACTTGGGTTCCAGAGGACAGAAGCGTGTTCGGCGCTCCGCCGCTGTCGCTATACAACACGGCTTTATTATGCGCTAAACTATTCGTTCCCTGATTATAAGTCTGCACAACAACGTCGTTTGCGGTGCAAGTAACATTCGGTGTAAACGCCATAAGATACAAGAAATTCGGTGATACTGCGTATTGCGTATCGCCTATGGAATAATAATTTCCTTCAACATTCCCAATGTTGTTAAACTGGGTTTGATGATCACCAGTCGGTAATTGTGTATATATAACTGGGTTTGACAAAACGGCTGAATTATTAACCGCACCTGTCGCGCTAAACAAATACAAATCGTCTATAGTCAAACTGCCGACACCTACAGGTTGTTGCAAAATTTGTAACATATTCGCCCAAGCATTTCCGCTCTGGCTCGTTATGCCCGTGCCTTGGCAGACCTGAACCCCATCAAGCCAAACAGTTATACCGCCGGTTCCATTCGTTTGAAAAGTCGCATCAAATTCGAGATAATGCGTTGTGTTGGCCGAAACGCTATTATTGCTCTGGCCTAGTATGTTAGCTGATGTAGGACTTCCATAGCCTTGGACCACAAAAATCAAGCCTGAAACAGCTTCAACAATCACGGAACATTGATTTGTATTTGCATCAGCAAAAGAAACGCCAAAGTTTCCTAAAAGGGCCGAATTAAAGCGAAAGCCGCCAATAACTCGATTATAGTTTGCTGGCAAAGTTCGGGAAACTATAGTCCCATTTCCGCCACTAATGCCGGGCAAATAAAGTGCGTTTCCACTCTCACCATTTATCCCGGCTACAATCGAAGCGGTGGTATAGGCATTGCCGAACGTCCATCCGCTATTGTTCAACAACTGCTGTGTTGATAAGCCCGACATAAGCCCGGCCGGGCCGTAGTCGTCGAACCCGTCGAGATAAATGGTGCTCATAGAATTGTTCCGTTAAATCTCGCGCAGCCACATTGTGGCCGAGACGTTCAACGTACCCGTTACACTGTCGAGCGACAAAACTAGTGCGCCAGAAAGGTCAACCTTCGGTTCATCACCAACCGGCACGGGTGGCTGCCAATAGTATCCGTTAATTGGATTAAACTGGCTCGCCACAAAATCCACCGGCGTCCCAGTTGCCATGCTGGCATGTGTCGTGTCGTTTGAACGTGCAGTGAAACTTGCCGTAGCACCGTCCGGGTTAACATTGTGCGGTGTCACGGCAGACCCACCACTTCCCGTCGTCACCGTCGCTGCCAAGCCACGTAAACGGATCGGATAATTACCGACAGTTGTTTGACCGCTGGCCGAAAGTTCCACCCCGAGCAGTTGGAGCTTTTTTGTGCTCGCCGCATAAGCCGCCAACACATCTTGCCCTGCCGTGACAGCCACGTTTTCGCAAACTACCGTAAAGATTTCCATCCAACTTTTCCTTTAAGTTATATTATCCGCCCCGAAAACCATTTCGGACCATATTTCGAGCTTCGCCTAGCATACTTCCCCCGTGGGTGGAAAGCATTTGACCCAACTCTGCCCGTGTCATACCTGTGCCCCCTCGGCCACGCCCACCGGCGTTAATTGTCGGCGAGTAATTCAAATTCGCTGACTGATTTACACCTCGTCCACCGCCGACACCACCGCCCGAGTCAATAATACTCTGTATGCCCCTGGACAAGTGAGACGGCAAAATCATCTCTTTGGCGTGAACTACGGCAAGCTGCCCGCCCATACCACCAACCGACCCATTGCTTCCAACTACCATGCCACCGGCGGCCGACGGAACAATACCACCCATACTATACGTTGTGCCCAACACGCTCGGTTTAGCATTAAGCCCTACAAGCAACGTATCTTCTGTTGCGGCACCGGCAGTAATGGCTCCGACAATAGCAGTTGCGCTCGCAGTAATTGCTCCTACGATTGTAGCTCCCGTGCCCGTCATAGTTGCGGCAACCGACGCACTACCTGCTGTCACTGCTGCTGTTATAGGCGCGGCTGTTGCTGTTGCGCCCGCCGTTTGTCCTGCCGCATTGCCCAAGGCGCTACCAACTGCGTTTCCTGCTGTTTGCCCCGCTATATTAGTTACGGCCTTTGCAACCATCTGACCTAGCGCGGCGCTTAACGACGTTCCCGCAGTGCCCGAAATGGCACTACCCAGCATATTACTTAGTGCTGTGGTAACACCCTTTGAGGCGTCTTTAATCCCACCCATCAACATCGAGCTAAGCGCTTGCTTAACTTCCATACCGCCTTCGTTTTTCTTTATTGTCGTCAAGCCTTGTTTGATCAGTTCTTGTTTCGGCGCAATCACTGCTTGTAGCGCCGCGTCCTCGAAACTTTGAAAAGCCGAACCGATTGATGAAAAGAAACTTGTAAAAGCCGCTGCGGCTTTTTTCGCCGCTTCCTCTGCGGCTTCGCCCGCTTGCTTATATAACGCGACTTCTTGACCCCGAGCTTCGGTCAAAATCGCCAATATATCATCTTGCGCTTTTTTCTGAACATCGGACCCTTGTTGGGCGGCGGCGGCAACGGTTTTAAAGGGCGCTATTTGCGCCTGAGCCGAACTTTCAATGTTTTGCGCTTCGCCAATATCATTTGCGGCTTTACTGCGAAGTTGCGATGGAGTCTCATCCGACGTTGAAAACTTGTAGCCGGGCGATCTCATTTGCCCGATTTCAATATTATACCTATTTAGTTGATTTTGTTTTAGATCATTATTGCGCGTTTCTTCTAACAATCCGAGATTTATCTTATTAATCTCTTGCACCTTGTCTCGTTCAATTTGCGTAACAACCGCAGCGCTTTCTTTGAATTTGTTTTTTGCCGCATTTGCCCACTCGTCGTAAATTGCGAGTATTTTAGCAGAGCTTCCGCCTGCTTCCGATATCTTGAGTTTTTCAGCGGCAGCAAAATCGGCATATTCTTGCTTTGCGGCCTTTGCGCCAGTTGATATACCTTGTTCGGCAAGGGCTATTTTCTTGTTCGCTATTTCAGTTTCAAGTTGGGTTTTTTCTTTTGCTGTAAGCTGGGCACTAGCAAGGGTCTTTTCCATGACCGCTATTTCAGCTCGGGAAGCTGCTGTATGGGCTGCCTGAGAGGTTTTAGCCCCCTGAACGGCTGCCAGAGCCGCTTGCGCTGCTTGCTGGCGCATAGCTTCCAGCGCCGAGGTTGCTGGCGTCAATGCAGGCACGGCAGCTTTAGCTCCGCCTGCTGCTGGCGTTTCACCGCCTTCGGCCGCCTTATCGTCTTGCTGCGCCCGCTCATAGGCACTTGGCCCAAAAGACAACATAGGCCCCTTGGATTTGTCTCCCGTGAAATTATATCTTACCGTAGTCCACTTAGCCAAAAACGTATCAAGCTGACCTACGCTACCAACCACAGCACCAACAGCGCGTAACAGCGTTTCAAGCGAATGAGCAACTGCAATAATTGCACCCGACCAAGCTTCCATAGAAGACACGCCCTCGCCGCGTAATACGGCACCGAGATGGTCCACAGCACCGCCGGCGGCTTGAAGTTTTTGTGCGCCCTGTTCATCCAAAGCGTTGCCTAGCTTGATTTGTTCCGCCGTCATAGCGTCCAAGCCTTGAGCGCCGTTTTGTATCAACGGCAAAAGACGCTCAAAACCGCGCCCAAGCAGTTCGTTCATATTGGCGGTTTTGTTCGCTCCGTCTGCCGTATTAGCTTGCGCTTGTGCCAAAAGTTGTAACCCGGCGTAAGTATTGCCATTAGTCTTTATAAGCTGTTCTTGGCTAATACCAAGGTTACGGAAAGCTTGTGCCGCCAAACTCGTTGGTTCCGCTACGGCCTTGCTCATGCTTTCGGCCAGTTTGCGCAAACTCGTATCAGCTTCGTTTTCACTTACACCCAAACCGCGAAGCGCACCCTGCAAAGAAGTATATTGTTGTAAACTCATCCCCGTGGCCGTTGCCGCCGCTCTTGCTTGCGTGGCCCACTTGCCCATTTCCTCGGCATGATGCAAAATAGCAGCACCGGCCATAACACCAACCAACGCCGTCATTGACGTAGCTAAGGCCCCAACACCGAGCCCGGCATCTCTGGCCGCAGCGCCGATTGCCGACATTGCCGACCCCCGGCTTCCGCGCGCAAGTGAGTCAAAAAGACCGACAATATGCCGCATTTCCTTTTGCAGAAAATTGCTTACCGCACCGCCAGACCTACCGCTCTCGGGTTTAACCTTTGGTATCGGTTTGCCTAAAGAGTCTACACCAGCTTTGCCTGTTGCTATTTCAGCAAGTTCTAACTCGCGCCAATATTTTGCGCTTTCACTTACGGCTCGGTTAACACCCGTAAGCCGCTCTATTGTCTGCTGGGTTGTTTCGCCACTGGCCGGTTTTAGGGAATTGATCTGGCGTTCTTTTGCCGTCAAACCATTTTGCTCAAAAGCACTTACTGATTGCTGAGCCGAAATAGCTGTCTGCCCTACACCCTGTTTGGCTGTATAGTAGCTAAAATGCTGCGCGCCCGACATAGACCGCACAACACTAGCTTGCTGTTGCATGGCTCTTGTGGCAACTTCCGTTGCCTTTGCCGTTTGCAACTCGCTATCACGAAATCTTGCATCTGCTTCGGCCGCAGCGCTTAGCGACTTAGCTAAGATTTTAGAGCTATCTACAGCCGAGTAAATTTCTCTCTCTACATTTAAGCCTAAGTTACGATTAATATTTTCCTGCAACGTGCTGAATGTTAATTTCGCCTCCTCACCCTGCTCTTTAATAGCAGCCGTGACTTTCTTAATGCTTTCAACTTGCTGCGATCTCGCGGCAATTTCTTTGTTAATTGCATTGATTTCATTCTGCAAGCTATTTGTTATTTTTCCGCCAACATCTTGAGCCGTTCCACCGAGCGCCTTTAATGTCCCTTCAAGCGCCCGGACGGTATTCTCAAGCTGCTTTATAGTCGCCGTGGCTGCCGACGTGGCTGTAATTTGAATGCCAAGATTGTTACTCTCGGACATTCACAGACCCCTTTCGGAAAGTTTTAGCCACAGTATCATTCTTGTCGCGCAAAAGTTCCACGTCAAAAATCGGCCCCTTGTGGGGCAAACCTTTGTCACGTCCGCGGGTAACTGGCAACCTGTTTCCGGCTTTGGCTACTATAGCTTCCATTGCCGAGTCCTGCATCGCTTTCATAGCCTCGGGGGCAAGCTGCTGAAACTCGTCCGCTGTCGGCGTCTTATTAGCTTTGCCGCCGCCTAAACCTTCAAGCAGGGCTTTGACCAATATGTTCGTCGGCGTATGATCTTCCCAGCCGAGCATAAGCTCGTTTACTTCAAGCAACGTATGGCTGTCCGTTTGTGAATACGTCCAGCCATACGCAGCCGCTAAGCACCTGTAGATGGGACGGAGATCCCAGTCGGGTTTTCCTTCTCCGCCCCCGCCGTTTCCCCCGGCGTAAAGCCACTTGAACCTAAAACCAAAAGCCAAAGGTTAAGTGTGTTACCGAGATCCAAATTGTCAAACACTTTTTGTTCTGGAAAATCCGGATAATTTCGGCGCAAAGCTTCAAGAATAACTTCGCCTCTGATTATCGTAGCGCCGAAAACATCTTGCGCGGCGAGTTTGTCGTCATGCTCTTGGAGCTTGGCTAACAAACCGCCACGCAACTGGCCGAGTGACAGCGGCGGAAGAACAAATTCTTCGTCGCCAATCTTTATCTTCGTTCCTGAAAACACAAGTATTACTCCGAGGTAGAAATGGTGCCGATCTGGTTATTTGCGCCAGAGAACGCTTGGAAGTCGAAGTCTTGCATTGCGTAGTCGTCGATCCGCGACGGAATGGTCAGATGGGAACTGACACATTCGTTTAGCCGAAGCGTCAGTTGGCCCGAGCTACCTTGCGTAGCGCGCTGCTGGTAGAACGTGCCCATGAACGTCGGCGTAAAGCCCATGTAGGCGTTCGTAATCGTAATGGTCTTACCGCTTGTGTCGGTGTAAACATACGATACTGCAATCTGGGCACCGATATCGCCAGAGTAAAACGTATAGCTGCCGTTCGTCCCTGTGGTATATTGCCCAGCGGCCGATGGCGCGGCGGTAGTGTAGGTAAACCGAAGCTGCGCACCACTGTTGTAGTAGACGCCGAGGTCGGCCACAAAAGTCGATGCGTGCGCCACCGCCAGCGTAGTCGCCGCGAGCGTATATCCCTCGTTTTCACTCACATTGTCTTCGCCGGTGACAACAGATGCGCCGAAAAACAAATCAGCATAAAGTGCCGCAAAAACTCGGGCCATTTTGGCCTTGCCGGTGATTTTGCCTTTACCACGGGCAATGTCCACTGGATAACCAAGCTGCGAATACAGTTCCTTAACCTCGAATTGAAAATCAATACTGTTGTCTTGCAAGATGGCAAATTGATCAGGGCCAACACCAGTCACATCGGAGCGAGTTCCCCACAAAGCCCCGATACCAAAAATCAACTGCATTATTAGTCTCCTTTGTTTGAGAACCCAAGGTAGAGATATGCACAAGGGGGACCCTTGCCCATATACCTACTTTAGCTTTATCTACGGCATTTCAACAATCAGCGGGACAATCAAAAGTGTTTGACTGTCCAAGTCTCCCGGGTCTTTGAAAGTCTTGCCTTCTATCCTACACCAATATACAAGCCCCCCGAGCGTGTTGCTACCTGTGCTCGGATTATCAGGCACGTTAAAAGCCGCCTCAAACGCTTCCATCATCGTGTCAAGATCAGGCTGGCCTGGTGTGCTGTCGCTTCGGCTGTAACACCAAATGCCTAAATTTAACCGACGCCTGTAGGTGCCTAGATGCTTGTATTCATCAACTTCGTTGTGCGTTACTAAAAACGCCGCCGGTTGTTGATCGGGACTTACGTCAGCCCAAAGCCTCAAACGGTTACTTACGGTTTGCCAAGTGGTTTTGCCGTTTATAGCGGTTCCGAACGTCATTCCGGCAATTATGCTTTCAATCTTCGCCATAACCACTGTGCGTGTCGCGGTGCTCACGCTCTGCTGTCCAATACTTCTTGTATCGCTGCTTCAAAACCGGCTGGAACCAATTCGCGCATTTCATCCAATGCCAGTTCCATATACCGAAAATCCTTAGACGGCGGATGATTGACACTGGCACGGAAAACTCGTCCGCCTTCTTTACCCACCCAACTCAAAACGGCGGCTTTGGTCGGATAAATTTCATAATACCCTTTTCCGCCTTTTTCCAACGCCCAAGCTTTAGGCGAAGCGGGTTCGGGAAAAACGGCTCCGGTTGACACGTTTTCCCTGATTTCTACCGTCTGCTGCATAGAACTAGCCAACTGGCCTGTTTGCTTCTGCAAAATCTTGCCGTTTAGGTTTTCCTGCACCTTGTCGAACATAACTTGCGTTAGCTCGATCAGCTTGCTTACCACAGCCGCTTTAATTCGCCCGTCTAGGTCTTCAAGGTTCGGCGGAACGGTATAGTTCACTCCCAACATTATACCGGCGCTCCTATAGTCGGCGGCAGAACGCTGATATACGGATTTATCAAATCCATAACCTCGGGCGGCAACGAGCTTGTTTTGCCCCACGGCGGACCCATAGAACCTCGGGCAAACCGGACTGTTTCTTGCCCGCCTAGGCTTTTGCTAATTTCACCTACCCGAGTCCTATAAGCATACCGCTCAACAACCATTTGATTAACGGCTTCTTCAAGGTCGGCGGGAATAAAAGAATAGCTTATCAACAGGGCTTGGCCCTCGTCGGCAACGCTAAAAGTATAAAGCCCCGGTGTGCTATCAGGACCAACGATATACTGACCGGCGGCAGTAATTGTCGTCACGGGCGTTAAAGCCGCGCCGGTTGCCGCATACGTCACACCGTTGTCCCGGCACCAAATTCCCTGAAACTGATTAACAGTTATCGTGTACGGTCCAGTTGTTGGAACGCTTTGCTGTTCGTTTTGTATAAGATATCCGGCCGTATATGTGATCTGGACATTTTGAGGCGCTGGCCAAAAGAACCCTCCGTTAAGTTCCACCATCGCCGTATCGCCAGGCAAATTGCCAGACCAGGGAATAAACCGATAACCGTAGCCAGGATTAACTCCTGCATTGTATGTTCCATTCGCGTTCGGCAATACAGACGGCGGTATAAGTGCTGAACCCTGTTGCACGGCCTGTATGCTTGTTACGGGATAATCCGGCAGCATAATCTGCGCTGTGCCAACACCGTCAAATGTTCTCGTAAAAGTTTGACTATATAAACGAGCTCGGTTTAATTTACTATAGATCAAATTTGTCATCGAGCCAATCAACTGCGATATGATTGGGCTCGGAATACTCGGGGCGTTTGCCATCCACGTCGCTACGCGTTGTGGCGTGGTCAAATCGCCGCCGAGCAAACTCATGGCTTACTTCTTTGCCGCTGTTGCCGGCTCACCGGCGTCTTCCAATTCTTGTTGCAAATTTTCAATCTGCTCGTGCAGAATTTCAATTTGCTTGTGTGCTTCGTCACGTTCGTTCGTCATAGCCTCAAGCTTTGCCGAAAGCGAGGCCAAGTCTTCCGTCAGTCCTTGGATACGAACGCCGTCAGCATCACGTTGCTCTGCAAGCTGTTGAATGGCTTTTTCCATATCGGGGCTTGTCGGCGTAAGATCAGATGGAACATCGCCCACCAGTTCACTTGCAGGGACAAAGCCGGGAATGGCCAAAATCCGCGGCGCGAAATGATCCGGGGCCCGGAAACAATCGCGGCCAAGTTTGTCCTTTCCTTCCGTGATAAACTCTTGGCGTTCAACGGAAATGCACTCAACGCCTGGGGGAAACGCAAACCACATAGCTTTTTTCCTTCGGTTATGCTAACAGACGGGCAAATTCTTCTTCGGTCCCTACAAATGCCATATCGCCCTTGATGGCGGTGCGGGTATTTCCCGTGACGACAACGATTTTTCCGCCGCGCGAAAGTACCATGCGCAAATGCGACGCAATCGGTTCCTTTCGCCAAGCGTCATCGTGACCTGGATACGGATAGATAAACAGAGTTTCCCTATCCTCGCCCCAAGGCCAACCCATAACGACCTTACTTACGTCAGGGCGCAAAGCTTCGGGCATACGATCTGTAAATTCCGCTCTCCGTTGCGAGTCTAACCACAAACAAACGTAGCGTTTGCAAGCATCTGGCCGATCCATGTATATTGTGCAACCATGGCCGAATAGCGTGGCTCCGAGATACTTGCATGGCACAGCAAAAGGCTTCTCAATCTCTTTAACTTCAAACACGGTGCAACACCCCGTGCAGTCTTGACAATGGCTTGCCATAGCTTCGTTCCTACAAAAGAAAAACAAGCTAGGTATTACCCTAGCTTGTTTTCGTATTCCGTCTTGCGTTAGAAGCTGAACGAACCCGTTGTCGGGTTCTTGTTGATAATTGCCGCGAACGCCGGAGTAAAGTAGCACGGGAAAACCTCGTCCACATACACACCATACTCATAACGCCGCGAACGGCACGGCCATTGGATTTGATAATAATCCTGCCGAACTTTTGCTTCGAGCAAGTTTGCTACGCCGGACAGTTCGTATGGGCTCCGATCAGACCAAAACAAGATGCAACCAGGCGGAACATAGGGGTGAACCTCTACGTCCAGCGTGTTATTAAAGAACTTGTTAAGATACGAAGTCACTCGCCTACCAGCCACAATTCGGCCGGTTTCCGCATCGGCGTCAAACAGCATACGGAAACCATTTCCCCCGCTGCCGCTTTGCGCCAACATGGCACCGAAAGTATCAAGCACATCCGCCGCCGAAATCAGGATACGATCAAACCCGATTTTATATTGCTCATATGCCGCCCGAAGCACGGCGTCGATTTCAGCAAAGTTGGTGCCGGCAAGTGTCAAGCCAGTATTGCCCGCCGCCATAGAGTAGATAATTGACCCGCCGGTAGAGAAGCTGATGCCACTCGGCAACAGTGGGTTCGTGGACATAAGCTGGCCGGGCGACGGTCCAGTGATTTGCCCAAAGACCTGCGACAAGATGCCGTCCGGCACAAGTTGATCGACGGAATTGTCGGAGTAACTTGCACCGACTTTGAGGTTTGCAATCGGCTGATTGGTCGCCGCCGGATACTTAGTAAAGATCGCTTGGTTGCTTGGAGTAATACCAGCAAGGTATTCCGCCCCCGAGGCCGAACCAACAAACCAAGCATAAGCAAAAGCGCCGGGCACTAAGGTTGTCGTAGCAGTAACAACTTGTGTGCCACTCGTGCTAACGCTCGTTTCTGCTGACGGCTGCGCACTGCCGCCGCCGTAGGTATCAGTTGTTCCGTCTGCGTTGACCTTCGTAACCTGACCGACAACACCACCAAGATTGGTCACGGACGAATAAGGCGAATAGCCCAAATAGCCCATGCCCGTCAAGGCCACGCAGACGACGTAAACCGTTCCGCCCGAAAAAGCGCCAGTCAAACCGCTTACGGCACCTGCGGTCAAGGTCGGCGTCGGCGTAGCGCCGAGCGGCAAGCTGGCATTGCCGTTGATAAGGATTTTCTCCTCGTCAATCATCAACGACCGAAGTGCCGCTTGAACGCTGATACCCAAGGCTTCGGGGCTCAAGTTTCTTGCGCCAAGACGAGCCTCGAACGTCACGGAACTCTCAAAACCAAGGGTCTTGAATGCTGCCGTCAGGTCTTGCTCGCTGATGGCAATACGCGCACCGCGATTGCCTTCACTGACGCCCGAGCTTGCCCCGTTGACATTGATACCGACAATGCGCTTCCAGTGGAAGGCATTTCCGCCGTTTGCCCCGACGCGCGGCAGTCGGCTAATCCGCGGAATAAGTTCCCGATACGGATATAGCATCTGCACCACGGGCGCAAGGTCATACCAAAGCAGGTTTGTGGCCTGCTGAATGGTATCGGCTTTTGCCAACGGCCCAAGACGCTTTTCAAGGGTTTTAACGAAGTTCTCGTTACCCAACAGGGCGGCAACAAACTCGTTACCGATCCCGCCATTTCCAGTGAAAGGCACCGGATTACCGCCATAACCACTCATTACTTTACCCCCAATCAAGCATTAAAACCGTTGAAACTTAACTCTTACCGCCAGCGGCACCTTTGAACGCCGGGTCCATAATGGATTTACCAAAATGGCCCGAGGTCAAAAAGTTGCCGATAGCTTTGGCGCTTGCTTCGGTATGCGCCCGCTCATCACCGCTGCCGATAGCGTTGGTATTCACACCGTCAAACAGCGCCTTGTTGATGTCCTGTTGACTCATGACATGACCATTGCTGCCCACGTCAAACACCTTTGACGTGTCGAATGCCATCGGACGACGGCCGCCGGAGAAGTTTGCGGGCATACGACGAAGTGCCGCAAGCTCGCTTTCTGCCGATGCTTTCTCCATCAGCAACTGAGCCGTTTCAAGGCTAACCACACCGTTCTTGGCGTATTTTGCCAAGTCGTTTGCGCCGACGGATTTGCCTGCATAAACACTTCCGTCGTCGGGATACAGCGGCGGGGCCGAACCGCGCTGACCACCACCAGGACCGGCCGTGGCAATATCACGCGGGCTCAAGTCCATGATGCCGGGCGGAACTTCGTAAACGCCCGACACCGGATCACCAGCTTCTTGACCTTTTTGGCCCGAACGCCCCGCCATGCCCTTCGCCATCTGACCCATGGCAGCTTTGCCAAAAGTCCGTGCTTTTTCCATTTCACCATAGGCTTTCTGAAGCTTTTCCATTGCGCCTGCGTGATCAAAATCGTCATCGTCAGGCTTCGTATCGTCCTTCTTCTTCACTTTGGCCGCTTTGGCCAAAAATGCCGCCTTGTGCATGTCATGCACGGCCTTGAGAGTCTTGCACGCCTCTTTTGCCGCTTTTCGGGTCTGCTTCATCATATCATTCGCTTTGCTGAACCGCTGCATCGGGCTCGGCGTAGCTGCCCGTTTCATAAGGCTTAGCACGGCATTTTCCAGAGGATCACCGCCAGCGGCGGCGGCATAGTTATCCGACATTTCATCTTCTCCTAAAAGTGTTCTTACCCATTGATCTTCCGCATCAGACAAGTCGAGAGCCTCGGCACCCTCATGTTCGGCTTTCTGGCTGATAATACCGGAAAGATCCTTTGCTATCCGGCCGAGTTTCATGGCCAAACCTTGATCCTTTTTATCACCGCCTTCGGCTTTGCCTTCGTGGATCAAACTACGCTGTGCGCTACGCAGACTGTCGAAAACATACGATAGGGAGCCTACCGTGCTCATGGACTTCTTCAACTCAAGCTCCCGAGGAAAAACAATCCCGGTTGGCTTGACTTTTGCAGCTTTGCCTAGTTCCATAAACGGCAAGGTTAGCAGCGCATCGGCACTTGCCGCCTTGTTCGTATCCTTGCCTGCGATGCTCGGCGGGCCGTCCTTGTGGATTTTCTCCTTCCAAGCTGCGATGATTTTGTTTTTGACCGATGCCAAGTCATCGTTTCCATACTTCTTGGCATTTTTAGGCTTATGAATATAGTTCCATGCAGCACGGATGTGATCCTCCGAGTCAATGGGATAACGAGCTTTGCCGTCTTTGCGGTGGCCTGGATCGGCGTAGGTTACATCACCGTATGGCTTGTCGGCAGATTTTTCCGCCGGGCTTTGTACTGGTTCCCCTTCGGCTTTGTTGTTTTGAACGCTCGAGTCTTTTGGGCTAGGCTCGGTTTTTGCCGCAGGCGCTGGCAAACTCAGGCCGTCTTTTGCCGCGGGCGGTCCAGCTTTTGCTAGTGCTTCGGCCAACTTTTGCGCCTTAGCAAGCTTTTTCGCCTCTTTTGCTTCTGGCGTTTTTTCAACCTTGACTAAAAAACCGAGCGCAGGCGCTACAAGGTCTTTTTCCCGTTTTGCCAAAGCAAAACTACAATCGGAATTCGCCGGGCGATCAACGACAGATATTTCCGTCATGTCGATTGCGGTAATTTTGTTTCCGTCTTTGCCCAGCTTCCGTCCTCCGATACTAAAACCTTTGTAAACGCCGCTTTGGCATTTTTTCCAAGCTTCGTCATCGACAATTTTCGCGGTCAAATAAAGCCCGCGTTTGTCAATATTCGCTTCTTCTGCCGTGCCTACCGCCGACAGTTGGTGCATTTCGCGAATATTGCCCCAAGCCATATAATCAGGCAAAGCTTTTTTAACCGCTTCAAGAGTGATGATTTCGCCGTCCGAGTCTTTTGACGGCGTGGAAGCATAACCGGAAACTGTCCGATTATCTTTGTCCATCTTCATTATCGGCATAAAAATCTGAAAATCATTCATGGCAGTTTCTTTACTTTCCCTCTAAGCGTTAAAACACCAGAGACGTGGGATCATACGTTATTTGGTCTGCCACCCGGCAAAAGTGCCAAGAAAGCCCCAAAGGCGAAACCGTATAGGAGCTTTCTTGACATCTTATGCCTCCACTGGAACGGAGTCAAAATAGTAAAACTATTTTAGCTTGCAACGAACGATCATGGGAATAGTCCCGTAGACACAAGCTGCAACAACGTGACTAGCTGACGCTGCCCGTCAACGTGCAGGCCGCCGGTTGATGTGAACGTCGTCGTATAACTTGCACCATAGGACTGCAACACGGCCACGGCAACACTGTTGCCCTCGA